TGCTGTCCTGTCTGCCCACAAGGCCTGCTCGCAAGATCGCCTCACCCACGGGCTTGGATGCTATCTGGTAGATGAGCTCCATGAGGTGCTGGCTGATCTGTTTGGCCACCTCGAGCGTGACGTCGGGGTTGGTGAAGTCCAAGGAGATGCCTTGGACCGGGATCGGTGCCTTGATCAAGTCCGTCTCCTTGCCTTGCCACCCGCAGTCGTTGCAGGTGGCATCATAGACCGATCCCTCTACCATCCTACCGCCTACGGTGACCTTTCCTGACCCGCACTGGGGGCAGATCGCTGTCAGCATCCTTCCTCCGTTTGCCGTACAGCCGGCTCTTCACCAGCGATACAAGCGGTGTGATCCTGAACGGACCCTTTGCGACCTCCTTCATCAAGTACTCGAGAGCCGCCTTGTCCCCCTTGCGTTTCTGCTCCGTGAGGTAGGGGTAGAACGCGTCGTTGAACTCTGACCAGGCGTCCTGCGTGTGCTTCCCCTCGGGGTCGACCGCAGACTGGACGATCGCGCGGGTCGCCTTGTACTCGGCTTCCTGGCGCATTCGCCAGACGAGCATCATGACTGACTCCACCGGGCTGCCTGGAGGTGGGAACTCCCCCATCAGATCGTACATGATGTTGGCGCGTGCCCATCCCAGCGGAGTCTTCAGCCATTTTTTAAGGGCTCCAGATCCACGAACAGCTCACGCGTCCGCTGGTCGAACCACGTGAAGTTGAGCCCGATCATGGCCAACATCTGCACGGCGTAGGACTTGACGATGTCGAGCTTGGCGTAGAACAAGTCCTTGCTGAACCGACGCTTGTCGTCCAGGTGTGTGGGCAGCGGCCGTCCGTTGATGGCGTACAAGCCCGCGGCCAGCTGCATGATGCCGAGAAGATCGACGAGGTAGCTGTCACCGCCCACGACGCCGTAGAGCTCGCGCTTGATGGCGAGATCCTCCTCGCCGCTAAGCGTCCGGTAGGTGATGACCAGCTTATCTCGAATAATCGTCACATCTTGCCGGATCTCACCTTCCTCGATGAGCTTCTCCACCGACAACGGAGAACACCGCGCCTCGATCTCCTTCTTCAGCTTCTCGATGCGGGCATCCCCGAGGCGGTCTTGCTCTGCTCGGATCTGGTCCAGAAGGCCAGAGAGGTCGGGCTGGTCCTTGAAGGGCGCGGCTGGGCCGGTCTCCTTCAACGCTTCCTTGTCCTTCTCCTCTTCCTTCTTCGTGACCTCTTCCTGGGCCTTGGCCGCGTCCGCTTGGAACTTTTGGAGGGCCTGGAGGCCAGCGACGGTTTCCTCGCTCAAGGTCATCTTCCTTTCTGGCTGCGCCCCGCGGTTGCGAAGAGCTGGTTGGTTGCCTGCGTACATCGACCCCACACCAGGCACGAAGCTCGGATCTCTCGCGGCCTCTGGAGGGAGGATACCTCCGAACGGCCCGGGCTTGACGGCCGGGCCCTTCCCAGTACGCAATGCGTACGGGTCCATCTGACCTGAGTTCCGAGCCTGCGCCTGCGCCGGGTCGTAGCGCGGGCTCAGCGGATTTGCCGGATCCCTCAACGCCATGGCCTGGTCGTGCATGGTCATGGGGTTGCCATCGGCGTCTGCCATGGGCTTGGCGTCCAATGGCGGGATGTGGACGGGTGGTGCGCCACCTAGTGGCTTACCACGCCCCTTGATCCTTTGCATGCGATCTTGAGCTGCCCGACGCCTGTTCTCCTGCTCGATTTGATCAGGAGTGAGCGGCTTGTTGAATTTCGTTGGGCCCATTCGTACCTCAGAACAGCTTGGGTTGCTTGCGTGGGGGGATGAACTTCGGATCTCTTCTGCTGTCTCCTTTCACGAAGAACGCTTCGAGCATGCCGTGGAACTTGGCCCTGAAGGAATCCCTCCGCACATGTGGAAGCAGACCGTTCTGCGTACACCACTTGAAGAACTCGTCCACGCGGAACTTCATCCCGCGCGTCTCCCAGATCTCTGTCAGCTCATCGCCCGTGATGAAGGGCTTGGGAGGAAGAACTACTGCTTGCGGGATGTTGGTGCGCGCTGGATCATCGGCCATGCCAGTAATACATACGTCTTATGTACGTTTGTCAAGGCCTTCAGATCAATGTGGTGAATTGCTTGTAGATCTGGGGAGTTTTGAGCAGGAAATCGCGCGGGTCGATCTCCCCGTGAGGGTAGGCGAGCACTACCGCGCTGACCGTGGTCTTGCCCCGGATGGCCTCGCTCCGCCCGTGAACGTAGAAGACGGGCTCCACACGTCGGCCCTCAACGTCCACGCCAGAGTAGTTGAAGAACGATCCGAGAGGCTTGCCCGCCATGTGCTCGAACAAGAAGATGCGATTGAGCTTCAAGATCGGGATGTGGAAGAGCTCGAGATGGGGGAGCCCCTCGAAGTCCATCTCTACGATCTTGCCTCGCGCACAGCGCGCTACTTCTTCTCCGTCTTTGTAGACGACTGCTGATCCAAATTCCATCCTACCGGCCCTTTCGTTCTTGGTGGTGGTTCAGTGATCGCCTTCAGCCCTGGCCGCTGGCAGAAGATGCACCTGCCCCATTTGTAGTCGCCAGAGTAAGGGGTGATGACGGTTCCGATTGAGATCTTGTACCCTTCGTGCATGACCAGCTCTTGCGTTCGATGGCAGTGGATGCACTCGAAGACAAGGCGATGAAGGTAGTCGACCTGCTTGGTCTTGGGCATGAGGTCTCCAAGCTAAGAAGAGAGGCAGCCTTCAGGCTACCGCTCTCCCGATCGGCGGTCAACCTCACCACCTGATCCTCAACTTCTTCTCGTTGTCCACGGCCCATTCGTGCATGGCAGGTCCCTCAGAACCGCAGCTGTTGTGGCCGCCTCCCTGCCAGAAGGCATCGGTCAGCTCCTCCGGAACGGGGATCAACCTCTCCCACAAGCCGGGGTACGGATCTGGGTCGTCCGGCAGCCCGTCGTTGCCGTAGCAGCCGGACACCGTGACAGCGTGTGGGCCGATCTTGGCTTGTCCCATCATGAAGTGCCCAAGCTGGTGAAGGGAGACCGAACGCACGCACGCTCGAAGTTCTCGATGATCGGCTTCCGGATGTGTGATGTGACTGAGGCTGAACACCATGAGGAACGCGCCTTGGGCACGCTGCTCACCGTCTCTCGTGTACGAACGTTTGGATCTCAGGAACACGAGGCACCCATGAGGTAGAGCCCGTCCTCCACCGTTGGTCCGGGTATGGACATCGGCGTGTTGGGATGCACCTTGTCCAGCTCCGTGAGGAAGAACCCGTCACTCTGTCCGTCTGCGAACTTGACCGTGCAGTAGGGGTCTTCCCTGCTCTCACCGACTAGGCTGTGCTCGCCCCCATAGAAGATCTCGGTGATCGTGCCTACGTGACCCAGGTACCTGCGGTTGCAGAAATCGTCGTCTCGACGGGCAACACGCACTCGATCGCGGTTGTTGAACTCGTACCACTTGGCCATCTCATTCCTCCACCATGACTTGAACGATCGTTTGTGTTCGGAACCTGCACTCTTTGAACAGACGCAGGTCTCTGTTCGACTCGTCGTTGGCAATGAAGGTCGTGGCCTCTTCCTTCGATCCGACTTTGACCACCTCGTTGCCCGGCGCGAGCACAAGGTATTGAGGCAGTAGACCAGGTGGTGGTACCGAGACCGTGATGCTGGCGGGCTTGTCAGGGAGCTTGACCTCTTTCAACGCGGAGAAGGCGGGATTGAATGGTGGCACGTCATCATCGTCAGCTCTGCCCTTCTCGATCATCCTCCGCGCATTGTCCCCATCGATGATGGTCACGATGGCCGGACGACGCTCATTGGTTCGTGGCTGCTTGATCAACGCCCACACAGAGCCAACGGCCAATGTCTGATCGAGGTGGTCGGTCAACTCCGCCAACTGGGCGGGCTCGCCCTTGGAGTCGATGATGTCACGTGGCTTCGTAGCCCCCGTGCTACTCTCGGCGGCCTCGTTGACCAGGCCGATGAGGTCTGGATTGCTGTACTGCACGAAGATCCTCGCGCGCTCTCGAAGTCGTTCCAGCGCGTGCTCGGTGACGAAGAACTTGCCCTCCCGCCCGTTGTCGGGCGGCCTATGAGACATTCCCATGCACTCCTCCTTGGAGCTAGGTGACCACTTGGACTCTTATACCAACGTGGGCGTGAAGATTCGGATCACTTCTTGGTCAGATCCGCCAACCCCTGGAGCAGCTGCTTGAGGTCGTCCATCGTGGGCGGCTTCCTCGAATCGTCAGGCTTCCACGGCGTGTTAGAGGGCTGGAGCCTGCCGGTAGCCAAAGCTACCCTCACGCTCTCGACGTACATGGTGTAGAGGTGCTCGACCTGCTGACGAGCTCGTCGCTCGCACATCTTAGCCAGAGCCAGGCAGTTGCTGCAAACGATCACACCTTGGAACTCGTTCTTGCCCTTCGTCGGGTGACCGCAGTTGAGGCAGAGATGGAAGCCTGGTTGGAGAGCAGTGAGTTCAGACACCATGCAGACCCGACCTCTGAAGTCGGCTCTCGATGTCCCTCTCTTCGGCCCCCTTCAGCTCGCCGCGGACGATCCGCTTCATGCCTTCACCCACTGGACCCTCCTGGTCCAACGGGTAGATGTAGGTAGGCTGGATCGTCATCTTGGGAAGGGGGCCAGGGCACATGTCGACGGTGGTGAAGAACGTGCGGCGCTGCAGATGCTGCAGAGGCGGCTCACCCTTGGCCCTGGCCTCCAGCAGCTCCTGCTGCGTGGGAGCGATGGGCAGATGCACGGTCGTGACCTGAAGGACATTCAGGAACGTGATGGGTGTGCAGGTCTCCATCATCGCGGCCAGGTCGTCGTAGGTCTTGAACGACTGACCGAAGTAGCGGTTGTTCGAATCGCCGAAGAAGAACATCCCCGGCTCTTCGTGCTCGATCTTCTCCACGAATCACCTCCGCATGCCCATGTAGGGATTGTAGTGTTGCAGCTCCACGACCAGCGGCTGTTCGGAGAGCTGGTACTTCTCCACCTTCGACCCCAGCAGTCCGTCTGGCCCAAACAGCGTGCCGGTGCGGTCGAGGTTCCTCAGCGTGAACATGAGGATTCGCTTGTCGTCGATCCAGTGAACGTCCAGGACTTCGACAAGCCCTGACATTCGACTGATCGCAGGGAAGGCAGACACATGGAATCCGGACTTCCAGATGTTGGTGCCTTCGATCCACTTGGTCTCTTCCACTGTCGTCTTCACCTCCTGCAAGAACCTAACAGATCTGCCGAGAAAAAGCCATCGGAGCTAAGGTTATAAGATCAATAAGAAAGGAGGTCATTATGGCCTTGCCTGCGATCGCAGCCGGAATCATCCGGCAGGCACTTCAGGTCAACTCTCGGCTGACGTACGACGAGTTCATCTCGGAGCACTCCGCGACTCTCCGCAAGGAGGGTCGTACGGTCTCGAAGAAGTACTTCGAGATCGTGCGGAGCCAGTTCAAGCCCTCCTCAGCCGCCCCAGCTCCTCCTTCCGGCATCCCTCAGTCGGTGTCGGAGGCCCTCGCCACCCTGGCCGGTGCGATGAAGGGCCTGGGCTGGGAATCGGTGGTCATCACCAACGGCAAGGTGACGATCACCGAGCGGCGCGTCCACACGCTGGACCTCTGCCCGCATGTCTAGGGCTCGCCGCCTGACCCTGGTCGATCAAATCGACCTGGGGCGGGATGACGAGTACGATGGGCTCACCCTGCGCAACTTCAGCGCGGGTGGACCCATCGTGGCGCAGCTCCTGGATGGCCAGATCCAGGAAAACGAGGTCATCGCCATCGTCTCAGCCGATGGCCAGCGCTGCCGCCTCGTCGCCGACCTTGCGGGGGTTGGCGGCGTCTTCCTTCCGCGGATCGACCCCGCCCAGAAGTGGTCGATCGGTCTCAAGGTGAACGAGTTCCTGCGTGGCATCGTCGATGGCCACGCAAGGATCAGAGAGCGCCTTGAGGAGGCCAGAGATCGCATCATCAGATCAATGGCCAAGTCAGAGGTCATGAAGGCTGCGCGCAAATCCAAAAGGAGGATCAGGAAGCGCAGCTACGAGCAGTAGACCACAGCAGACCCCTCCCTCGGGCCGCGGCCGAGGGAGGGGGTTCTACTCTTAGCTTCCAAGTGGATCATACGCCCAGTAGGGCTTGAACTTCAGCACGCGCTTTGCCAGGCCCGTAGGCACACCGGTGAACTCGATGTTGCGATCGTCCACGTAGCTGTCAGCGAGCAGCTTCTTGCAGCCTTCGCCGCCCGGCCAAGGATGGCCGTTGATGTAGTGGAAGGGCACGCCCAGCTCGCGCAGGTGGGCACGAAGCTCGGGCGTGTCGTTCCTGCACGTCCACACGACGATCTTGACGCCAGCAGCCTCCATCTCCCTCAGCTCCTCGATCATGCCCTTGAGCACGGGACCGAAGTCCGTCTGGCTGAAGTCGCCATCGTAGTCAAGGAGCGTGCCGTCGAGGTCCAGCGCACAGATCTTTGGCCTTCCCTGATCGAACTCTCGCATTGTCTCGGGCATTCGTCGTTCTCCGGCCGCCATTCTACGGCGCGGCCACGGCCGCGGCAACTGCGAGTGCGGTGGCCGCGTCCTTCGACATCTTCAGAGGCGGCAGCTTGTCCAGGCTGTAGGGCTTGCCGAGGTCGGCGATGACCGAGAGCAGGAGCTCCTCATTCTCAGTCAGGTCGGTCTTGACCTGCTGGTACTCCTGCTCGAGCTTCTTGCTCTGCTCGAGGACGGCTTCGAGCGCCTCGCCGTTATTCCCGTACTGGATCTTGCGAATCCGCTCGTTGTACTCGCGGCTGATGGCCGCGGTCGCCTCACGGATCTTGGACTCCTTCTCGGCCTTGAGCCTGGCGATCTCGTCCTCGTTGACCTTCTGCTGGGTCCTCCGCAGCCGGCCGGCCTGGTCGCTCAACGGCCCCATGAGTCGGGCGACCTCGAGCTCCTTGGCCCGGATGCCCTCGGCCGTCTGCTTTCGCAGGACTTGCTGCGCACGATGGAGGTAGGCACCGACCACGTAGTTGATCCCGTGGACGAAGGAGTCCTTGTTCGGTTGGTCGGTGCCGATGAGCGCCTGGATCTCCTCCGGCCAGCCGCTGAAGACCTTGAGCATCTCCTCAGCCACTGCCGAGATCACCTCCTCCTTCTTGGCCGCCGCCTTCTTCTCGTCCTTCTCTTCCTGCGTGGGCACGCCCTTGAGCAGCTCCTGGCGCACCTTCTCGCGCTTCTTCTCGCGCTCGCGCTCCTCCTCCTTCTTCTTCTTCTTGCCGGCCTCTGCCTCGGACTGGTCCTTCGCCTTCTCCTTGGTCATGTTCCTCCTCCATCAGCTCCGCGACCCGGAGCAGTCGATGATACTTCGTGTAGAGATCGGTCACCAGCCAGTACAACGTCGGATCTTGATTGCCGCGTGTACGAATGAACAACTCCTCGAACCGACTGTTGGTGGCCGGCTGATGGACCTCCAAGAACTTCTTGAGCTTCACTTCCCGACGATCCGATGCAGAGAGTTGTCGTCCGTCGCGAGCTTGCGTTGGATGCTGGCGACGGTCTCCAGCAAGCCGTACACGTAGTTCTCGAGCTTGGCCGCGGCCGGACGCTCGAACCTCTCAGCCATCTCGAACAGCTTGCTGAACGGCACGAGATGCCGACAGGCCGCATGGCACTCGAGGATGGGCCTCTGGACCTCCAGCAGGTGCACGATGTATCCCATCTCCTCGGCCTGGGTCTTGAACCACTTGTACTCCCACTGCTGGGTGTTGGTGTTGTCCACGATGATCAGGTCGGCGTCGTTCTCGATGAACTGGGTGAAGCGGTCGTGCGTCCACTGCACGGCCTCGTTGATGCGCTCCTTGTCGAACTTGTACGGCTGACCGTCCCTGGTCCAGAAGTCGTCCATCGAGACGATGAACGCCTCGGCCTTGTCCCTGAAGAGCTTGGCCACCGTGCTCTTGCCCGAACCCGGCAGTCCCCTCATGATGATCACAGTCCTCATAGCACACTCCTTGGCGCTGGTCTCCAGTTGTTGCTGATGTGGACCGACGACAGCGACCACTCACCGTGAGCGCGGTCCTCTTCCACCTTGGCTACGGCCACCTCGATCGCCTCCCTGAAGAGCGCTGCGTCCGGCCGGTTGTCCTTGGTGTCCATCTCGACGTCGATGTTCACCGACATCTGGAGCCTGGCGATCACAGAGCACCTCGTATCACGTAGGTCTTGTTGAACAGCGGGCAAGCGAGCGGGCGGCCACCGTTCATGACACACTTCAGCTCGCCCTCGTCGACCCCCATGCAGGTGTTGTCCGTGTCCCGGAACGGGCACCCGCGGCAGTCATCCACCACGATCTCCTCTTTCCTGATGCGCCTCTTGGCCGGCCGGCGCTCGAGCGCCTGCAGAATGGGATTGTCTCGCAGGCCCCACTCGATGGAGCTGGGGTTCTGGGACACCCTGCAAGCACGCTCGCCGACCTCCTCGAGCAGACCCTGGTCGTGAAGCTCGCTCACGCGCTTGTGGGCGTTGACGTCGTCCATCTGGTGGTCGAGCTCGCGCTCGGTGAGGGTCTCCGGATGGACGTTGATGAAGTGGCGCAGGACCTGGGCTCGAGCTTCTGTCAGCTGCCCGCTCTCCAAGATCCTGATGTAGGCCTTGATACTGGTCTGCCTGATCCTCCGCACCAGGGCACTTCCTTTCTAGGCTTTTCGCCTTCTTGGTGAGGCAGACAAGGCATCTGCCACATCCCATCCATTGTTCAAACGATACTTGATCGTATCGCTGTTCAATCCAGTTTCGATCTCCCATTGTTTCAGGTTTTGCGTCTTGCCAAAGGCTGTTATCAGCACGCAGTTGCTCTTGTTGTTATTTTGATCCTTCATAGTGGCCCACACGCAATTGTCTGGATCATAATCTCCGTCTGTGTCCTTTCTCTCCAGCGTGTGCGCCAAGGAAGGTTTCGTACCCATGTCGGAAAGGAAGTTCTCGAATTTCTCCCAACGTGAGCAGATCTTAATGCCCCTGCCACCATAGCGATCGTAGGACTTGTGCTTCTTGTAAAGACATCGCCTGCGCATTGAACGCCAGGCCTCATACTCACTTGAAGTCCTGCCGGGTCTGCGGTGGCCATGCCGTAGCCCACTCATTCCCGTCTCCAAATGACGTTGGTGTAGTCCTCCCCATCCCTTCCTCTGGCCTCGACGATCTCCACGCGGCTGATGATGCGGAAGGGCAACATCAACACCGCTTCGCTCACGTTGCGAATGACGATCCTTTCGGTTGGGTGCTCCAGATTGGCCATCAGCTCCTGCACGTGGAAGTCCAACATGTCCGGGAACTCGTAGATAGCGTCCAGCGTGGTCACGACCCGCAGTGGGTGCAGCTCGCCCATCACGCCCACCCCCGGTCTTCTGCGAGCCACTCGGGGATAACGAGCGTGCCGGAGTCGCCCTTCTTCGAGGACGCGGTGATCTCAGAATCCTCATCGATCTGCGACAACGGAACGAACCCTTCCTCGCCCTCGTAGTCCACGATCATCGACTCGTTCAGGACCTTCATGACTGTGACGTCACCGCTCCACATCTTCCTAGCCATCTTGATCTCCGTTCTTCCACCGCTTGCCATCACAGGAGGCAGAGCCCCAGAAGTAGCCACGCACCCACCAGAGGGCGTCGATGAGGCCGACTGCCGCCAGAGGCAAGAAGTAGATGCTGAAGAATGCAGAGGCCAGCCCCGCCCCCGTGGCAAGGGACATGCCCCAGACGAAAGGTGAGATGTGGATGATCGTGTGGGGTGGCCATGCCCGGACTGGGGCCAGGTACTGGCAGCGAGCGAAGTACCAGCGCGCGTCAGGCCATGGCTTCTTCCACAGCTCCCAAGGCCTCCACCACCTGTACTCGACCTCACCGTTGGCACCGACGTGCGCCCAGTGGGCTAGTGGGTAGAGCCCAAGGGGCTTGCACCCCTTGAACGCTGCACAGATCAGGTGGCTGGCTTCGTGCATGACGTTCTCGAACAGCCACGCAATAGGTACGATGATCGCAAGCCATACCCAAGTCATGATGATCTCCTATGTGAGTCCATCCACTGTGGGATCGTAGCCGTGCTCATCAGCGTCTGGATCGGGCTCATCGAACTCGTAGTCCAGGCGCTGGCATTCTTGGCTCATGCCCTCAACACCCTGGTAGTCCGGGCATCCGGCCTCCTGGCATTCCTTGCAGAACTTGCCGGGTTCCCCTATCACGATCTCGAAGCAGTCCCTGCAGGCGCAGTGTCTATAGCCGGACGCCATCGAGCAGCTCCGTCACCAGCTTCTGGGCGGCGTCGTAGTCCTTGTAGCCTACGTGGCTTCTGCCCGACTCCAAGTCCTTGGCATAGCTGATCAGCTTGCTGATCTCTCCCCACGGTAGGCCGGCGGTCATCAGCGATGACACGAAGGCGATGAGTCGTTTCTCGAGCTCGCTCATTTCTTGCTCTTGCTCTCTGCCGTCAGCTTCTCGTTGAGTTGGGGGATCGTCATGTCCCAGACGTCGCCATCCTTGGTCGTGACGTAGGCGATTCCAGCTTCTTCGCGGATCTTACACCCGCGCTCGACTTTCAGGAACGTGTAGATGCTCTTCTTCAGGTCCATCAGTCGTCCTCTCTCAGACCGATGGCCACCGCCACCATCGTCTTGGTCTTCTTCTTGGCGGGACGGTAGTAGCAGGTGCCAGTGACCGGCTCGATGAGGATGGGTCTTGGTGCCTCCTGTAGAAGCGACCAGTCGATACCCACCGGGTGGATGACAGGGAGCCGATCATCTGGTAGCTGCTCTAACGCCTCGATCAGCTCCCGGACGGTGAAATAGGACGTGACCATCTGTGCCCGATCCTTCGGCTTCTTCTTCCAGTCCCTGTCCAAGATTAGGGCTTCGTCGTTGTGCCAACCGATGGGCATGGACTTATGTCCGTACCACCGCACTTTCCACGAATGCTCGATCCACCCCAAGACCCGTCCGCGACAGCCCTTCCGGATTTGACACCGACTCTCAGCCCACATTTCCTTGGCGGCCCGTACCTCACTTCCCTTTTTGATCTTTGACTTCACTGGACCTCCTTTCCAGTTCCTTCTTCACTGGTGCGTAGCACCGGCGATGGACCGGACTCGGCCCGAACTCAGTGAGGGCCTTCTTGTGATCGGCCGTCGGATAGCCGTTGTGCTTGGAGAACCCATACTGAGGGTACTGCTCATGAAGGGCCTCCATCACCGACGTTTGACAGTACTTGGCGACGATCGAGGCTGCGCTGACTTCTGGGATCGTCTCGTCTGCTTTCACCACGTACTTGAAACAGTCCGCTCCAGGTACAAGGCGGTTGCCGTCGACGGTGGCGATCGGTTGAGTAGTCATCTTCTGCGTCACTACATTCCACATAGAGGGGCATAGCTTGGTGATCTCCGCAGCGACCTGCTTCATGATCTCTGTCCAGACGTCCCAGATGTTTCCGACCTCGTCGATGCGCGCATGAGAACCGAAGTGGATGGACTTCCAGCAGCACGCCAGGTAGATCTTTTCCACCATCACTTCGCGCTGCTCGGCTGTCATCTTCTTGCTGTCTCGCACACCCTCGGGGATCTTGTAGACGTCGTTGAATCCGACGGCCGCAATGACCATTGGACCCGCCAGCGTGCCGATGCCGGCTTCATCAACCCCGATGATCATCAGACCTTCTCGTGCGCGTTGTCCGGGTTCTGAACCCAATCCCGCTGAGTGACCTTCTGCGCGGTCTGGACCACGAGCGCGTTGAACTCGACGTCGTTGTACTCGCAGAAGCGGTAGAGCATCCGCCAGATGTGGCAGAGGCACCACTGCATCTTCTCCGGGTGGTTCTCGCTCATGCGGATCTGTTGATCCCACTTGAGCACGGCGTGGGCTAGCCTGCCGATGACGATGGCCAGGCCCTCCATCAGGTGGTCTGCCGCCGGGCAGTGCTGATCGTTCTCGTTGTCCAGGTATGTCTGCTCGAAGACCGTGGGGATGGTGTCGTAGTTGACGATCTCCGGCACATTGAAGCCGCAGTTGAAGCAGAGATCCAGGCTGTAGACCATCATGTCAGCCACGGCGTCCATGATCTCTTTCTTGTAGTTGGTGCCCCCGGCGTAGGTGTCCATGAGTTCGCCGTACTCCTCGACGATGCCCATGACTTGGCGCAGGCGCTGGCGGCCCTCGATGTCGAGTTTGGAGCCAGGATCTGGCTTGTGGAACTGTTTGGCCCAGTTGCCGATGCGGTTCTTCCAGTCCTCGAGCTCACCCACGTTGAACAACAAACCGGACATTTCGGTCTCCTTCCAAGCAGTGAAAGTGTTGATGATCTCTCGTTATAAGAACTTTGTCGATCGATCGGGCTTTTACCACACCCACAAGGAGATCACCAATGGCAAAGCACGTAGTCGTCGGAGAGGTCATCGGTTACGAGGTCAAGTTCCTCCCCTACCGCGAGGAGGAGATCAAGAGCCCCAAGACGGGCAAGGTCGTGGGCACCAGCTCGAAGTACCAGACCATCAGGTCGTTCGTCCACCTCCGCGTCCTGGACGGTGAGCGCCAGGTGGACATCGAGGTCAACACCGACCAGTACAGCGAGGGCGAGCCCTCTCGCGAGGACAACTGGGAGAGCACCAAGAATATGAGGCTCAAGACCTTCAAGCGCCTGGTGAAAGAGCTGCCCATGGGCAGCGAGGTCGAGCTCGAGCGCAAGACCGGCCGGGGTGACCGCCCCTACTACATCTTCCCCGAGAAGTAGGAGCGGGTCACCCCGCAGGGGACCACCCGCGCTGCCGCGCGGGTGGTTCTCTTAGCTTGAATCACGATTCGCGAAGACTTCGGGTCTGAACTTCTTGATCAGGAACTCGTAGAGCTTGGTCACCTTCATGGTGTGGTGTGGGTTCTTCACCTTGTAGCCCCACTTGAGATGAGCCCACCATTGATGATCTGTGTGCCCCTCCCTCTTGCAGTAGGCCCGCCACATGTCGGCTAGGCGGACCCATTCCCGGATGTTGGTCCGGGGCACGAATAGCTCCTCTTCGCGGCCAAGGAATCGAGCTGACCCCCTGGCCGCGACGTGGACTTGCGTGAGGCCGTAGTCGTTGGTCTTGCTCTTGGTGCGCTTGTTCCAGCTTCGCGCGGTCTCGACGTGGATGAAGCTCACTACCAGCAGTGGATCTACGTCCTTGCGGGCGGCTTCGGTTTTGATGATGCGCACGTACTTCTTCGCAGTCGTCTTTCCGATGTGTGGGGCAAGAAACAGGATCGCTGCTAGTAGATAATGCATGTCGTACTCCTAGTTGGCGCTGACAGGGACCGGCGCGTTGGGGTCGTCGAGCAGGACCTCGAACCCCGCGTGCGCCAGATGGCGTCTCAGCTCCTCGTTCTTGCGAATGGCCTCACCCAGCGACACCCAGAAGTAGTTCTGGAGCTGGGCCATGTCGCCGATGGTCATGCCCCTCTCGCGCTGCAGGCGAAGGCTGATGACGTGCTCTTTCCGCTCGCCGTAGATCGACAGCTGGAAGAAGTTCTGGGCCGCGATCCCGGGCTCAGACGTCCCCTCGCTATGCGACATCGTGGTACCTCCTGTTGGTTGTAGATCACGCCCGCCGAGAACACGGCTAGAGATGGGCGCTATGTGGATGAGGAAGGTCTAGGCCTCGGCCTGCTTCTCCGCGACCGTCGGCGGCGGGGCCTTGCGCTGGAAGGTCTTCGGCGCGTTGTTGGCCTTGGCCTTGGTATCGGTCTTGGGCTTGGCCTCGGTCTTGGGCTTGGGAGCCTCCTTCTTGGTCTCCTTCTTCGGGGCCGGCTTCGCCTTCGCCGCGGGCTTGGCCGCGGGCTTGGCCTTCGCCTTCGCCTTCGGCTTGGCCTTTCCCTTCTTGCCGGCGCGCTCGAGCGCCTTCTCCCACTGGCCCTTGCGCTTCTCCCCGTCCTCCTTGGCCCCGAGGGTGGCCGAGCCGCGTTCGTACACGCCCTCGAACTCGGTCTCGCCATCGTTGAGGATCTTGCGGCCGCGCTCGGCGATGCGGTACTGGCCACGGCTGTCGACGCCGCCCATCTCCACGAGCTCCTCCCGCACCGGCTTGCGGAAGGCGTTGCGGACGGCCCGGATCTCCTCGGTGGTGACGTTCTCGGCCTTCTTGCGGAAGACCGAGGCCGCGATGTCACGCGCCTTCATCCAGTTCCGAGCGCCCTTGCACTCGGGGTCCAGGGCCTGGAGCATCTTCTGCTCCGACTTGCTCAGCTTCACGATCATGTCTTTCCTCCGCGTTGGAAGATCAGTGAATCATCGATCACTGACCCAGTCAACCCCAAAAATGATTCGGGGGTGTGGTATAAGCTACCCAATCAACCGACGAGGGCAAATTATGAATGATCAAGATCTCTTAGCGAGGCTGAAGCAGATAGCAGAAGCCGAAGACGCAGAGCGTCTGGCCGAGAAGCAGGGCCTCGCGAATCTTGCGGTCGTGGTTCAATCTCAGATCTCCGCACTTGTGAGCGTGCTTCGATCAAAGGATATCCTCACAGAGGAGGATGTCAAGGCCTGGGAACACCAGGCAGAGGTCGGCCAGCAGTTTCTGAGAGTGCTGATGGAGTCCAATGCCGAGCGTGAGAACGCCTCAACCGCACAAGAGGCCTACGACGCGACAAAGAAAGGGTTGATGGCCGCTCGAGATCTTGCCGCCATGATCAGCAAGCGCGCAGCAAACGATATCGACGACAAGCTCAGGCAACTCGATGAGGCGTGGAAGGAGAACAACAAGTGATCCTCGTCGAGGAGTATGAGTGCTTCATCGAAGGCGCACGTCTCGACTGGCTGCATCCGAGTCACGGACGGTGGCCTGACCTGGCTGCGAGGTTCTTGCGTGACAAAGAGGACAAGGAGGGATTCCTGGTAGCGGTCTGGTGGGATGGTCGAGCCTACAGTGTCATCGTTGAGGGCCCGGAGGAACGTCACTCGATCATACAGACCTACCGGTGGGTTCCGTCGAACAGGGACCGAACTGTGTGGTGGTGCCGATTGTACCAACACCACGGTGCCGAGCTCGACACCAGCAAGGACGCAGCCATCCGGATTCGACAGATCGCCAACGCCAGCTGTGAGCTGTTCATGGACTACTGACGGCGCGTCTGCACCAAGATCTCGATCTTACCTATGCACGCGCGTGCGATCTCCAGCTGATGTTGGAGATCGTACATCTTAGCTTCGTCGCGCTGGAGGTCAGTGACCTCGTGGTTGTACGCGCTAATCACCTTGCGGACGCGTGCAACGAGCTCATCTCCGGAAATGGGCTTCTCGTGACCTGCTTGTGGTCGAGCACGACGTACTCTTCGATCTCTGCGAGGTTTGCTATCCGCAGTTCCTTCTTCCCCTTGAACTCCTCCGCGTTCCACACCTCCGGGCACCCGCCCGTCTGCCGGCAGTGATCCGGTATCAGATACCCCGATGTGTGCATCCACCCCGTCAGGCCGTCGTTCGATGCCCAGAACTCCAGGACGCTCTTCAGCGGGGCAAGGAGCACGAATCTCCACTCCTTGAAAGGGACACCATGGATCGCTGGCCCCGGAGGGCTCATCCTGTAAGACTTCTTCCACTGGCTGATCGACTGCTCCCACCACTCCCTCGTCGCCTGGCGATCTTCGTTGTATTGCACACATGTGATCCGCTCTCCAGACGCCGGCAGGACCTGGAAGGACCTCCTCCTGATCCCGTGGCTCACGGGTGCCTCTGACGGATGATTCGCAGCATGTCGGCCACGACATCAGCCGGCTGGGTATTGATCGTGCTGATGTGGTAGATCTCCTCCGCCCCCACCGTCGGGATCACCTTCCCACCGGTCTCCATCGGCGCGTAGATGCCACCTGACTTGCCGATGAAGTAAGAAGGACGGCTGAAGCGCGAGTAGCGCTCGGCATACCTCTCCTGCAGCTCGTTGGAGTCGTACCGCTCCTTCACGTCTCTCTTCTTCATGCGCTCGGCTGCGATCTCCGGCGGACAGGTGAGGATGAAGACGTAGTTCGGTGCCAAGATCTTGCGGTGCATGAACTCGATGATCTCAGCCGGGTAGTTGTCCTGCTGGTAGACCCAGGTGCTGGGATAGTAGCGGTCGCACACGACCGTCTCCCCCTGCTCCAGGTGCGGGCGAATGAAGTTGCTGATGTGGTCCCAGCGGTCGGCAAGGAACAGGGGGAACATGCCGGCTTCGTCCGCGAGCTCCTCACCCTTGAGGATCTTGCGGATGTGGCGGCCAATGATGCCGTCGCTGGGCTCCTTGGTCCAGACCGCCTGGATGGCGGCCTCGTTCAGGACCTGGACCAGGCCCTTGGAAGCGGTGGTCGTACCGACACCATCCGCCCCATCGATCACGATGAACAGTGGGTCCATTGTTCTCCTCTAAGATCAGAGACCGAGGTCTTGGGCCGACGGCCTCTTGAACGTGCTGGAAGGGAGAGGACTGGTGATGTCCTTGGCTCCCAACGGAGGGGTGACGACCTGTGTCTTCGCCGGGGCAGGGGCCGCCTGCCTGCCGGTCCCGGCAGTCGGTGGTGCAGCCGCTCGAGCGGACCCGGTTGCGGCCGCCATCTGCGACTGGGTGGCTGGGGCGCGCTGAACTTGTTGGGTGGCTGGGGCCGGTGCGTTGGCCCGATTGCGGGCAGCTATCATGCCTACCTGTGTTCTGGCCCCGCCGGCAGCCGCACCGGGCCCGAGAGTCGTACGGCTGATCTGCTGTGCGGCTTGAGCCATCGAGGACTGCCCCGCAGGGGCCGGGGCCGGAACCCCTGCCCCGCGGGACACTGGTGGCATCTTCGGCGCGGTGGCCGTTGAAGGTGGAGGTTTCGAAGGTGCTGATGGAGCCGGAACGCCGGTAACAGCGATCTTCTCCAACTCATCGAAGAATGCTGACAGGACTCTGATGTGCATGCCCGATTCTAGCGCCTGCTAGTGGCTGGTGACAAGCGCGATACTTGCGTGATCTTCATCGTCAGTCTGCCAAGGGAGCTCGATCTTGGCCTCGAATTTGTTGGCTCCCTCGCTCGACCAGGATCTGAGCTTGTCGCCGATGGGGCCTGAGAACTCGACTGTGAGCGCCCGCAATCTGATGGTGTGGTCGCAGGCTTCGATGACCATGCGAAGGTGCTGGAGATCTTCGAACATCACGTGCAGGAGTCCGTCCCCGTCCACGATCCAATCGATGGCGTCAGGACGACCCGATCGGATGTGCGCCAAGAAGTTCTCCATGCGCGACCGCTGATCAGCGGTCATGGGCTCGAAGTGCAGCTCCCACGTGCTGACGACCATCAGACGTCGTTGGGGCCGACGGTCTTGCCACCGCGGCCCTGGGCGCGGTCGACCGCGCGCTTGACCAGGATGCAGACCTGCTCGCTGAGCGCCTCCGGGAAGTCGCCCCCCATGCGGAAGCCTTCGCCCCCGATCTCCTGGACGTACTCCTTGACCTTGCTGGTGACGACCAGCATCGGGAGCTCCTTGACTACCTTCTTCTCTGGCATCGTGATCCTCCTGTGAAGTTACGGTCTACCAACTGAGGACCTTATACCATCGATCAATGATTGTTTGCCAGCCGGCCGCTTCGCGGCCGCCGGCTGCCGGAGGGTGGACCAAGCTGGGTTCGCGGATGGGTCTAGATTCCTACTCTATAATTCCTCTTCTTCCTTTTTTCTTCTTCTACATAGGGCCTATTCATAAGCCCTATGTAGAAGAAAAGAACGACCACACATTATACAAGACCTCAGACCTCCCCACCTCAGGGACGACCTGGGCCGGGAACCGGCCCAGGTAACAAAACCACAAGGCTTTCTTGGGATAAGATCAGTAACTGGGAAAGGAGCTTTTCATGACCAAGGAGAAGGCGAAGCCCAAGCCCAGGGCGAAGCCGAAGTCCAAGCCGAAGAAGAAGGCCGAGCCCAAGAAGGCCGAGCCCAAGCCCGTGGCGGGGCGGGTCGACGTCTACCACCACTATCCGCAGCCCGCGCCGCCCACGGTCGCGCCGCCCACGCCGCCCGCCCCGAAGGAGGAGATCACGGCGGGCGGGGTGGTGGCGGAGGTGGTCGGGTTCGGGGCCCTCATCGGGCTCACGATCCTCATCGGCCGCGCTATCGCCGGCCGATGAAAGCTGGGAACCCCTCCCCCGGCGGGTGGGCCGCCGGTCGAAAGACTGGCGGTTCATCTTAGCTTGATAGAAAATCGTGGTCGATTCAGTGATAAGATCACGTCAACTCACCAGTTACCCAGGAGGCGGCATGGGCCATTTGCTCTACTGCGAAGGGATCATTGGAGCCGGCAAGTCCGAGTACTGCAAGCAGATAGCCAAGCGCTTGAGCCTGCGTCTGATCAAGGAGCCGATGGAGGACAACCCGTACATCGACCTCTTCTACCAGGACCCGAAGAGGTGGGCGTACGAGATGCAGATCTACCTCCTGCACCGGCGCATCGGGCTCCAGCAGCTGGCCGCGGCCGAGGCGCTCTACAGCGCCGAGTACCGCGGAGCCATCATCGACCGGTCGCTGTTCGGAGACGCCAACTTCGAGGAGCTCCACCACGAGGTCGGCAACATCAGCGACCTCCAACACCACGCCTACCTGACAGCCATCCGCAACATGAAGCTCATGATCTTCCCACCCACGGTACTCGTGTTCCTGGATGTCGAGCCGAAGGTCGCGCTCGAGCGCATTCGGGAGCGGGCGCGCGGGTGTGAGGTCAACATCAAGATCGAGTACCTGGAACAGCTCACGCGCAAGTACCACAGCATGATCCAGGGCGCGAAGACCGGGCACTACCCGTTCTCGCACGCGGTCTCCGTCCTCTACGTGCCCTGGAACCACAACACCAGGACAGACCCCGAGTGGGACTCGGCGGCTGCCAGCCTTCAGCGGTTCCTGGAAGAGACGCGAGCTGGACTCACGCCAGAGTGGCGTCTATGACCGATCTCAAAGTACTGGCCATCCGCGCGGCGATCGTTTTCATATCCGTGTTCGTCGTGTACTTCGTCTACTACCTCATCAAGCGCCCGCCAAATGACTGACCCCTTCCAGGTATAAGGATCATAACCTGGAAAGGAGGACATTGTGCCTCGTAGTCACGTCGTTGTCGAACTGACGATGACGGACGTGAAGTCCGTCACGACCGACGACAACGCCGGAGAGGAGGTCGCGGTCATCAACGGCGCGACCTTCAACCTCACGATCCCGCGCCAGGTCATCGAGGATCTGGCGCGACGGTTCCAGGAGAACGACCGCCTGCGAAGGCGGTCCTAGTCCCACGGCGAGACGGCCGCCATCCCATCAGCCGTCGTCTCATTAGCTTGAAGAGGAAAAAAGGAATATTGCTGGATATAAGGTCATTGGTGGATCAACATAGAAAGGAGAACCAATGCGTTCGATGCCGAAGAGGTCAACGGTGGAGAGCAGCCAAACCACCAACACCAGATCAGACACCAAGATCGTCACGCCGAAGATGGTAGGAAGCTGGGAAGCACCACCTTTCCAGAGACCAGTGCAGACCAGCAAGAAGGTCCTGGCACTGGTGGAGCAACTGAAGGCGACCGGTAGGCTGGAGGACAGCGCCATAGTGCTCGGAGAATGGGAGGGCAGGACCTATATCGTCGACGGGCAGCATCGGCTGAGGGCTTTCATGCTGTCAGAGCTCGAGCGGATGTCAGCGCAGGTCACTGTCCACAATTACGAGAAAGGCCCCGCCGGGCTGAGAGCCATGCACGAGACGTACATCCATCTCAACAGCCACCTGGCGCGGCACAGGCCCGACGATCTGCTGCGAGCCATGGAGGGTGTCAACGTTCATCTGCACCAGATAAAGAGCGCCTGCAAGTTCACCGGATTCGATTACATCAGGCGCGGCCCCACCTCCCCCATCCTGTCGATGTCGACCGCCATCCGATCGTGGATGAGCAGCGCGTCCGACGTCCCCGGAGGTTGTAGCAAGGGGGCGATGGACATGGTGATGGATCTCACCGACACCGAGACGAAGAGCCTGATCGATTTCCTCAGCCTTGCCCATGAGGCATGGGGGGACGGGGTAGAGAACAAGCCCTTGTGGGCCGGCCTCAATCTCATCCTCTGCATGTGGCTCTATCGCAACACGGTCCTTGCTCCGCCGCCGGACAACCCCAAGAAGAAGAACCTCACCAGGGCCCAGTTCTTGAAGGGCTTGTTCGCGTTGGCAGCGGACAAGAAGTACATGAACTGGATCTTCGGACGTAGTGGGAAGGTGAACGAAGATACGCGCAACCCCGCCTATCGGGAGCTGTTGAGAACGATCAAGAACAGAATGAACGCGGAGGGTATCAAGAACTTCCACCTCCCCTGCCCCGACTGGTACAAGGTCACGCAGGGGCGACGCCCCATCCCCTAGACCAAACCAGACAGACAGCAAGAACAACGCGGCCGCGTTGTTCTTAGCTAGAGCGCCTGTCAACCCCCCTTGAGCAAGGTCTTCGGCAGGGCCTCGAACATCTTCTCGAGCTCCGTGGGCGCAGCCTTCACGGCCTTCGGGTCCTTGGGCACCAGCTGTGTCGTGGGCTTGGCAAGCAGCCCCTCCAGCAGCTTGCGTAGGTCCTGGAACGCGGTCTCGGCCTGGGCCATGAGCTTCTTGATGTCCGGGTCGGTCTTGGCCTGCTGCGCGATGTCGACCCCATCCAGCGCCACCTGCAGCCCCTGCAGGACCGCGGCCTTGATCTTGGTGAACTTGGCGAGCGCGACCTTCACCTTCTCCATGTCCGTCTGGGTGGCAGCCCACGCCATGAAGACGGCCTCCGAGCTCTGGACCGCGATCTGTGTGCCCCCGATCACCAGTCTGGCGGTGGCGTACGGGTCGGTGCCTTTGCAGTTGGTGAGGCCGGGACACCCGGCCAGCAGCACGAACAACAGCACTGTCAAGATCTTTCTCATGGTGGATCTCCTTTTTGCTGATGCTATAGCGACAAGACCGTCGATGACAAGCTAAGATCTGCGCATGCGACGCTTCTATCTGTACCGAAGCGTGGACGTCACTGTGGTATCGGGCACCGGCGTGATCGCGGAGGGTATCGAGTTCACCAATGGGTGGGTGGTACTGCGTTGGATCAGCTCAACTCCCAGTGTGATCTTCTACACGGATGTGGCCGACATGTTGAAGGTCCACGGTCACCATGGATTGACGACCATTCAGTGGGTAGATCGGGAGACAAAAACGGATAGCGTGAAAAGGTATAAGAACCATGACAGAGGACGGGAAACCGTGCTCTGAGCTGCCCTCGGCGTCCTACGACCTCGGGATGCCAATTCTGGGTGGCTGGAACCTCCGATCACCTCCTTTCTTGGTGATTGAAGCCTGATCGGGGGTTCCATTTTAGCTGGAGGGATCATGGGCCACCGACTGAGACTGGAACGGCGCAAACGACGAGTGCCGACCTCGTTCGTTCTGACGGCAGAGCAGCTCGCGTTCCTGCAGCAGAAGGCGAAGGAGAGCAGCGACCGATTGCACAAGCGGGTCCACGCCAGCCACATCGTGCGCGCTCTGATTCGGCGCGCGATGGACGAGGACCAGGAGAAGGGCAAGGTCTGGTATGACGAAGATCTCTAAGCTCGCACCGAAACCACCATCTCCACCCGCGCCCCAAACATACCCGGTGCCCTTTCCTGTGGCTGTGCCGGGAGCCACTCCACCGCTCAAGACCCAGAGGTCGCTGTTCAAGGACATGTTCGGGACCGATCACAGCGTTCTGGCCTTGGCGCTGGACAGTCACTGGGCCAACCCCGAACAGCGCGAGCTCGCTCTTCAGATCTTGTCAGGCCAAAAGTCCGTCTCCACCCTCACCGATTCCGAGCAGGAGGTCTTGGATGCGATCGTCCACAGCTACAACGATGCCGAGCGCCCCACCGGTACGCCTGTGCAATCAGCCAACGAACGACTGTCCGTACCTGGAGGTGCAGAGCAAGGACAAGACATGCAGCCTACCGGAGAACCTGATCTGCAAGATCGATCCCCCGACGAAGAAGGACCAGACTTCAGCGACGCCTACTCCTGGACAGAAGGAGGAGGACCAAAGTAGGAAGGCCGGCTTCTGAAACCCACCACTCCTTTCTTGGCATAAGGATCATAACAGAGAAAGGAGGGTAATATGGCCAAGCCCTTCAGTCGGGAGTGGGAGCTCGTATCGCCCAAGGTGTTCCGACTGAAAGTCTACGGCGGCTGGATCGTTCATTTCGAGGATCTTTTCACCCCAACCACTGGGCACACCGCTCTCTGCTTCGTGCCGGATCCCCGGCACGAGTGGGAGCTCGAGCCGGCATAGTCTCGGGGCGAAGTTCTGCCCCAAATTCTTAGCTTCGAAGATGAGCGCGGATGTCAAGTATGAATGAACCGGTTTCCCAAATTTTTGGGAGCGTCGGCTTCTGAAATTCGATCTCCCTTTCTGGAGATAAGAGCCATAGAAAGGATGAAGCAGAAATTACGGCCAATTCGTGTTCTGCGAGTCCTTTGCTTCCTAAGCGTGGGGGAAGAGATTCCCATCCCTAGTCCGTCCTAAGGAAAGGCACGTTCTCCGAAAGGAGTGACTGACGTAGCCAGAGCCCCCTGCTTCCGAGTCAACGCACCAGCGGCCGCGGTGTTCATGGGGATGTGCAGCGAACCCGATTGGCACGGGTTCGAGCTCTAGCGGAGCGTCTGCAAGAGGATCTCGGGGAGAGCTTCGGCTCTTTCTTAGCTTGGGAGGGACGCCCAAGGAAATCATCCCAAGCGCAGCGGGAACGCCACAGGGGGCATGATCTCCACAGGGTAGCTGCCGCTCGGACGACTGGAGGATTACCGAACGATTACCCGCACAAAGGTGGGCATGGGCATGATCTTGGGGCGGTGCTGTGGACAAACAAAGCCCGCCTGCGGGGGGCCGGTCCCGAGGCGGGCTCCTTGCTGTGGACCAGGAAGTGACCGGCTCAGCCGGCGCGGAGGTAACCAGGCCCAAGCAAACTAGAAGCTGGTGTAGTCCTGCGTGTCGTACGCCCCCAGCGGAAGATTCCGGTAGCCCATGCCGTAAGCCATCGGATTTGCAGTGGCTTGTTCCATCGTCCTGACGGCCGCCGGCACGCCCTTCGCCAGGCCGTAGGCCGTGCCACCAAGGATGCCCATGGTCGCAAGGCCGCCCATAAGGCTTGGACCCTTATGGACTTTTCCGGCCTGCAAGCCCTCGATCTCCGTGGCCTTGGTCGCCTTCCTCGAGAGCTTGCCCGGGGCGCGCTCCGGAGCCGGAGTACCAGGCGTGCGGTAGGGCCCTCCAGCACCTCCAGGAGCGCCTGGAGCCGCGCCATGCGGCGGGACGTGGCCGGGAGCGGCCGAGGCCCCTCCAGTGCCTACTGGGAGCTTTGCTCGCTGCTTACGTTCGAGGTTGGCCAGCAGTTGCTTCATGTGGTCGCCCGCAGGGGCGTCTGCGGGGATAGGCGGAGGGCCCACGGGGCGGATGCGGGCGGCCTGTTCGGCGGTTGCCAGCTGGCCCACGGCCTTCCTCTCCCCACGGGCGAAGAGACGGCTGGCTCGGCGGCCGGCACCGGCTACGGCCTGTCCGACGCGGCCAAAAAAGCCGGTGATCGGTGCCAGGCTGAGGGCGTGTTTTGCGAGGCCCTCCTGGCGGCGGAACTCATCGATGGTGGTGCCGGCCTGGAGTAGCTGGCCGGGCTGGATGTTGGAAGAGATGCCCCTGCCGGATGGGATCTGAGGGAGGGCTTCTTGCGGATCGGTGACGGCGGGCTCTCGCTTGCTGTCTTCCGTCTCGGCGAGTTCCTTGAGAGCGGCCTGCGTGCCGAACTTGTTGGCGATGGCCCCGCTCAAGATCGCCCCGATGTCTCCTTCTGCCGCGTGCTTCGCCAGATACTTGCTCGCGACACCGCCTGCCACGGTACCCACAGCAGATCCCACCAGCGCACGACCGAGGACGCCCTTGCGTTTGCCGGTAACCGGATCTTTTGGAGCCGACATCGCTCCGAGCGCAGCCCCACCGATAGTGCCGATGGGACCGACGAGGGCGCGCTTCTCCATTGACCGGTGGGCAGACACACGTGCGGCGGTCTTCAGGACGTGGGTAGCGAGATCGTGGTGTGCGCGCTCCCTTCCGGCCCTGTCAGCCTCCTCCCTCGTGACCGGGAGGAGGCCTTGGAGTTCGCGCATCATGGGGTGAGGACGCCCGCGGTCTGCCCGGTGATGAGCGACAGCGCGCTGACGGCCACCGGCACGCACCGCTCGAACTGGATGGCCGCGCTCTCCTGGATGATCACGCCCTGGCTGTCGGTCGCCCACGTGTGGTTCGGCACGTAGCAGGCCTCGAGGTAGACGGCCCCGACGGTGTCCTCGTTGCTGTCACGCATGTACAGCAACAGACCGACCGGCTGGTTGAAGAGGTCGGAGGCGAGGTTGAGGTACAGGTTCTCGTAGCCGGGCGGGATCTTGACGTCGTGGGGGTTGGCCACGGTCGCGCTGCCGGCGTTGGGGAACACCGCCTTCACCGTCGTCGGGGGGATCAGGTCCTCGTAGTAGGCGTAGAGCATGCGCAGCAGCGACGGCCCGTGGTACATGATGCGGGCGATCGTCAGCTGGCCGATGGTGCGGCCGCTGATGAAGTAGCTGCGCTCGCTCCCGATCTCGAAGATCCGGTTGAACTGCCGGTTGTGGGAGAGGTTGACGTTCTGGATCACGCCGAGAGGCATGACGATCTGATCCGCTCCCGCACCAGCAAGCGCCCCGGCGGTGGCGGTCGCACCACCGACGTTGGCGAGGCGGGGAGGACCGGCAGCCACGACCACGAAAGCAGCCGACAGGAACTGGCCGTCCACCATGCCGGACTGGACGAAACGGTCATATGGCGACCACTCACTGAACTTGGCCATCTTGAACTCCTTCTATCGTTCGGTTTCCGTTTCCTTGCCTCGTTCAGCCTGGATCAGATGATGAGGGTCAGGCGGATGTAGTTGCAGGGATACGGAACGTCCAGGGTGACGTCGATCAGGACCGTGTCGGGCGCGTCCTTGTCCTGGATGATGTTGTTGAGGTCGCCTCCGATCAGGACACCAGCCTCCGTGAGGAAGGCCAGCTGGCCCTGGATCACAGTGCTCAGGGTGTCCAGGAAGCCCTGGGTGATGTTGAACTTCCCGATGAAGTTCCGCAGGCCCGCCCGCATGAACTTGGCCGTGAAGTCCACCACCTTCGTGATGGAGAGCTCGCGCGTCTCGATCGAGGTCAGGTCGGTGGTGAGCTGGTGCCTGCAGGTGAGCGGGCCGCCAGCCACCTCCTGGATGACCCAGTAGACACCGCCGGCCGCCCCGATGTTGAGCTGGCGCTCGCTGAACTTGTCGTTCGAGCCCACCACCCGCGTGAAGCCGGTGATGGGGAAGTTGGTGAAGCCCTGCTGCGGCGGCTGCATGCCGATCATGCCGGCGACAGCCGCGCAGATGTAGAAGGCGGGGATGAGCTGCTCGAGGCCCTTGATGGAGGCCCCGCACTGGTCGGGGCCGATCATGACCAGACGCCGATCGGCGTAGCTCTGGCCGAGCGCCGCGTAGGTCTCGACCATCTCCTGCTTGCTCGTGACCACCGCCCCGCGCACCTTGATGCTGAACTCCTCGGAGATCAGCGTGCTGGGCAGATTGGTCATGGAGTAGAAGTTGTCGTCGTTCTCGCCCGGCGCGAACGTCACGCGGACGGTGAGCTTGGTGCCGGTGACGGTCGAGACGCTGTACTTCTTGCTGTCGCTGGCAATGTCGAGGTAGACGCCGTCTTCCACCGTGATGGTCCCGGACGGATCCACGCCCGCCGCCAGCAGCAAGGCGGCCAGGTTCGAGAGCTTGGTGTCGAGCTCGTTGGTGATGCCGGTGCTGTCGGCGTCCGTCCCGCTGCCGACGAGCGTGTCGACCTTGCGCGCTGGCATCGGCGGGTTGAACACCAGGATGCGCTCGCCGCGGCTGTCGGGCTCGCTCATGTAGTTGACGTGGGTCTGCCACATCTGGTGAACGACCGCCTCCTGGGTCAGCGGCGCGATGCCGTAGACCTCCTCGCTCTCGAGGAAGGCCGCCGCCAGGCTGTAGGCCTCGAGCGTGCCGTAGGGCGCGTCGTCGGTGACGGCGTCCACACCCAGGCCGCTGACGGTCACGCCCGGAGAGTTCAGGAGCGCGAAGAACAGACCGAGGGACAGCGGGCTGTCGCTGGTGATCGGCTCCATCGCAGCCTCGAGCTCGGTCGTGCTCTCGAAGGTCAGCATCGAGGGGTTGGCGGCCGCCGCCGTGACGTCCAGGCGCAGAGCCTTGTAGGTCAGCATCAGCGGGTTCATGGCCAACGACACCGGCAGGCCGCGGGTGTCGCGCAGGATGTCCTGCTTGACCGTGACGTTGCCAGCGAGGTCCACCACGAGATCCGGCCGGGGGCGCGTGGCCGGCAGCGTGCTCGGGATGTTCTTGGCCTGGATGTAGAAGCTGCGCTTCTTGAACGTCGCGAACGTCTGCTGGGTGTCGATGCGCAGGTCCGTGGGAGTCCCGCCCGGAGACACCTGGACGATCGTGCCGACGTACTCACCCTCGGCGTAGAGCGCGTCGCCCTCCTTCGGCTTGAAGGCCCGGCCGTTGACCACGGCGTTGTCGGTGAAGCCGAGAGTGGCGTTGGCCGTCCCCATGCCGATCTCGATCTTCGACTCGTCGCCGAGCTTGGTCGAGGCCAGCACCAGGTTGTTGGAGACGACCGAAGCGAAGCCAGCCCCCATCGTGGCGTTGATGGCGGTCGCGAGCTCGGCCTGCGTCAGCCACTGGTAGATGTTGTCCACACCCGTGAAGCCGATGGCCGTGAACGCCGTGCTGGTGGCGTCCACCCAGATGATGCCACCGGCATCGGTCGACCCACCCACCTGGAAGCTGATGTACGTGCCGGCAGGGTCTGCCACACCGCTGCCGTTCGACCGGTAGCACACGGTCTGGCTGCACTGGGTGTTGATGGCGGTGATCGCAGCAGCGATGTCAGCGGGCGTGGCGAACGTCACGGTCTTGAGCGTGCCGTTGACGTTGAGCTTGAGCTGGTTGGTGCCAGGCGAGCTGTAGGGGTTGGTCGGGGTGATCGGGCCGCCGTTGAACGTGATGGTCTGCGGCGGCAGGCCGTCCAGCTGCACGATGAACGTCTTGCGGTGGACGTAGATCGTGGAAGCCGGCAGCGTCGTGGTTCCGGTGAGGCTGGCCGCGGTCGGGTCCAGCCCGAAGTCCTCCGAAGGGAACCTGATCAGCGGGCTCTTCGTGTCGCCGTTGCCATCATCCACGCCGTACAGGACGTAGGCCTCGGTGTTGTCGGTCAGGCCCAGGACGGTGTTGCCCGTACCCGTGCCGACCTTGATGTAGCCCTTCAGGCTCTTGAGCAGGAGCTTGTTGGACCCGCCGTCGTAGGCGTACGTGCCGTTGAGGCTGCTGTTGATCTTGTAGAGCAGGGAGTCGCCCATGCCGCCCTGACCGGCAGTGAAGCCGATCGCGGACCAGGCGGTCGATCCGGTCTCGATGAGACGGATGTGATCGCCCGTAGGGGTGGCCCCGCCGACCTGGAACGTGATGTACGTGCCGCCGCCATCAGGCGTTCCATCGGCCAGCGAACGGAAGGCCACGGGCGCTCCGAACTGGCTGTTGATCTGTGTGACGGCCGCGGCGATGTCAGCCGGGGTCGCGAACGTGATGGTGACCGGAGTGAGGTTGTTCTTTTGGATCACCAGCGTGTTGGTACCCACCGCGCTGTAGACGTTGCCCGGCGTCACGTGCGTACCGTCGAGCGCGTGCATCTCGCCAGTGAAACTCACCGTCTGCTCGGCGGCTCCCATCTCGACCACGAGCTTCAGCGTCGTGTTCTTCAGCGTGGTCGTGGGGAACGTGATGGCCGACCCCAGGATGAACGACATGATGCCGTTCCGGAGGAAGGTCTCCGTCCGCTTGACCTCCTGCAGGGTGCTTCCGGTGTTGATGAACACCCTGATGGAGTCCTCGTCGAAGTCGATCTCGTCGATGTTCCCGCGCGGGTCGGGGAAGCTCAGCTGATCGATGTAGGCCTTGTCCTGCTTGTAGGTCGACAGCCCGTAGGCCGTCCACCAGGGCAGGAAGCCCAGGGGCGTGTTGGCGTCGCCGTCCAAGATCTGGAGGGTCTGCCCGTCGCCCTTGCTCGTGCCCTTCAACAGGACGTACGTGCTCGCGCCGATCGTGACGGTGTAGGCCGTCCAGCCCGAGGGCGCGGCGCTGAGGATCTGCGCCTTCACCTGGTCGGCGGTCAGGTTCACGGCCGTCGGGTCCGAGAACGTGACCTCCTGCGCGGCCCCGCCGTTGACGCTGACCTTCAGCTTCTTGCCATCCAGGCCGACGTAGGGCTGTGCCTGCAGCGCGAGGATGACCGGAGGCATGCTGATCACGGCATCGGTGTTGGCGACGTTGTTGCCGGAGGCGTCCTGCTTGTAGGCTTCCACCAGCTGGAACGCCGGGCCGACCACGCACGGGACGAGCGTTGGCTGCACGATCGTCGGGCTGGTCGTTCGGAACTGCTGGATGATGGAGATGCCTGGACGGGGAAGCTCGTTGGCCATTTAGGACTCCTTCTTCACGTTCAAGGACTGCTGGAAGGCGACCCCTCTGATGACCCTTCCCCGGATCCGTGGAGCGTTGGGAGTCGTTCCCCGCAGCTGGTCACGGACTGGAGTCTGTTGGGCCTGGACTTCGCCTCGGATGCTCATCCTCATTTCGATGTTTTGGATCAGGTTCTGCTGCGGCGTGACTCTGCCGTAGACTTGAAGGTGGAAGGGGACCTGCACGGTCGTGCAGATCCATTCACCCTCGGTGTCGCCCGACACGATGGCCCCGGCCGGTGAGGGGCTGCCGATGCTGATACCGCGTCCGAGCTCGTGGATCTTGGTGTGCTTCATGAACAGCTCACGAAGCAGCCACACGTGGTTGGCCACGACCCATGCGATGTACTCGCTCTCGAGGTCGACCTGCGAGCAGCAGTTGATGGAGATCGTACCGGGCAACAGGTCCGTCTTCTGCTTCGCACCCGTCACCTGATCGAGCTTCTGCATCTCGTCCAGGGACGTTTGCCCCCAACGCACGGGACCTCGAACCACAGTGATTCCGGGTCGTTTGCCCACGACGTCCAGGCGCAAGGGTGCCTCATCGGTGATGACGAGCTCGGTGTCCTCCAACGACGGATCCCACTTGAAGCACCCGGGGTCTTGCGCCTCGAACAGCCCGTGTAGGAACGAGAGCATGGACTTCCGCACCATGAGGAGCGGCTGCTCTGCCCACGTGGCCACCGCTGCGCTAGCGGTCGTCCCTTTGGGTGGTAGCGGCGTCGTCACCGGACACCTTTCTCACCAGCTCATCCACGAGCTTGTTGCCAGCCAAGGTATATCCTGCACCCAAACCTGCCCCTATGGGAACAGCATATCTGAGGAAGGACGCGGCCCTGGGGCCCACTCCCTTCTCCAGAAGGTAGCGCTCGAGCGGGCGACCTACGAGTCTGGCTGTGCCGTAGCCGACTCCCACAGCGCCGGCTGCCGGGATGCCGTAGCGCAGGAGCTTGCCGAGCATGCCGGGTTGGATCTGCCGTGGCTCTTCACGCACCAGCGGTCGATCTTCAACCGGGATCTCGCTCGAGATCTTCTCCAGCTCGTCCCAGAAGGCGGCGTAGTCGATCATGCTGCACCTGCCGCGACCTGTTGTTCTGCCATGGGTACTTCCTGCCTCTTCCGGAGAGCCTGCCTCACCTTCCTGATGACGTATGGTGCCGCGACCCACGGCGCGGCGTGACCTGCGTACGTCAGGAACGCCTTACCCAATTGTCGTCGAGCGATCGCCAGCTCCGCAGGTGATGCAGACATCCTCTTCAGTGCCCCATATCCTTTGAGCGAAGCGTACGCCTCTTCTCCAAGGATGGGCGCAGTGCCAGCCAGAGCAAGCAGCGGTGCGGCTTTGGCGGCCGTACTGTCCGGGTCAGCAGCAAGCGCAACTCCGGGTGCTACCGCTTGTTGCACTACGGGGCCGAGACGTCGCAGCGGAACCTGTAAGCGACCCAGGCCCCTGGCTGCCGCCTCGTGCCCAAGTTCGTGCGCCAGGATGTGCCTGCCCACGTTCGGGGGCGATATGATCACATTTTTACTGAGTTGTGATATGAATTCTTTCGGTGCGCCTTTTCTACGCAGCTCCTCTAGTGCTTCCGGGTAGATACCATGCGGGTATCTACCCGCATGCTCCACCTCACCGCCAAGAACTATCGACGCCCCGGGGGCGATCTTTTCGGACAGCCGAAGTGCATCACTTTCAGTCGTTGCCATGGGGTGGGAAGTGATGTCTCGCGTGAAGACGTGGTGTGCCAGACCTCCCAGACCTCTGCTTGCTACGAGTGCAGATCCCACCCCAGCGGCCCCAGCACCTATCCGATTCATCACCTCACGTTCGGTATCGGTGACCTCACCTCCAGGCAGTGAGATCGCAATCTTCTCCAGTTCGTCCCAGAACCCAGCCAGAAGATGCTCATCCATTTCGATACCCGTAGGCCGTCAGCACCGCGAGGATGTCCTCCTCGTTGGTCGCGGCCTCCAAGTTCTGCGGACGACTGAAGTTCCTCTCGGCGCTGGGCTCGAGAGCGGTCAGATCGTCCACGTTGACGGGCAGTGCGAACTCAACGTCGCTCTTTGAGATCTCGTGCAGCGTGATTTCCTGATGCACGGGGGCTCGCAGGCGCTCTGTGGTGGCCACGCGGACGACACGCCATCGCCTGTTCTCGTGCTCGACCAGGACGTCGTCCGGCTTCAACATGGGGTAGGCCCCAAGCCGCGCGGACGTGTTCACCTGCTGGGTGCTGCCGGTCTGGATCTGCTGATCGGCTTTCGGGCTTGGATCGAACTGGACCCAGATCTGGACCGGGTCGAGGTAGCCGCGAACGTACTGGGAGTCGAAGCACGTGGGACAGTTGCTTCTGATCTTCCTGTACGTTCCGCTCTTGCCGATGTCCATGCAGTGCGGGCAGTACTGTCCGAACGTGCGCTTCGGGAACAGCCAGCACATGCGCCCGATGTGCTCTCGCAGTACCGTCTGCTCGAGCAGTTGGATCTCGATCGCGATCAAGTCCGGCTCGGCGATCTGCGTCGTGCTCTTCGAGTACCCGACGTTCTCGGGATCGGACTTCTTCGCGCTTCGAATGCGGTAGTAGTAGAAGCGCCACCGGTGCTGGAGATTGACGCGGGTGTCGATGAAGCGATAGCGATCGCTGAACGGCCCGCCGAGGGTATCGAACGGGCCCTCCGGACTCTCGCTACGCTCGATGGTCCAGTCGAAGTCGTAGGGATCGAGGACCGTGTCCTTGATCTCCCATGTTACTTCCAGCGAGTCGGCAGAGAGACTGCGGACCCGCAGGTTCTGGAAGTCGAAGTTCGACACCCACTACCCCGCGGCCTTCGCTGCCGCCTTCGCCGCTGCCGCCTCTGCAAGGGCCCTCTTCTTGGCGAGGTAGATTTCCATCTCCTCGGGCGTGGCACGGGCGGTCCTTCCTCCGAGGTAGCCTCCGCCGATGTCCCCCGCCAACCCACCGACAGTCTGCCCAATCAGACCACCCGCCTCTCCACCGAGCGCGCCGCCCAGCAGACTACCACCGAGCTGACCGACGGCGTTGCCGATAACGCCCCCGCCGAGACCTCTCCAGAACCCAGATCGAGGGGTGGACTCCGGGTCACCTTGGGCGAAGTAGCCGGTGAGCGCGCCGGGAGTGAGTGCGATCTTCACAGCCGCCTGCTTCATCTTCTCGGCCGTGACCTTCACGGCAGCCCGACGAACGTGCTCGGGTGCGCCCTTGGTGGCCTTGAGCGCTTGCCGCACGACCTTGGCCTTCTCCTGGGCTTCGGGCGTGGTGAACTCGTCCGCCTTCTCGAAGTCGGCGGTCTTGTGACAGCCGATGTTGGCGATCTTGGTACGAAGAGAGGCGAGCTTCATGGTCTCGCTCTCCATCCGCGCCAGGGACCTGCCCCAGCTGTCAGCCCACGCGATCTTGGCCGACGCTTCCTTGCCGATGTCGGGGAACTTCTCGTGGACCTTGCGCTCGACCATCTCCTTCTCGGCCGGAGTCCCATGCTGGGCCACGCGGGCGAGCGCATTGCGGGCGTGCTTGCGGTCGGGGATAGGGTAGGCTCCCTTGGCCTCGCCCTTGACCTCGGTGCCGGCGCGCTCGGCCTTCTTCTTGGGCACGGCGAAGCTCTTGGCTGGCAGGCTCTCCCGCCGCTCGAGGCTCATGGTGCCAGCGGTCTTCTCACCCATGGCGATCTTGAGCAGCTCGTCAGTCGACAGCTTCATGAGCTGGTCCTCGAGCGAGACGGCCGCGACCTTCTCTTGCTCGCCGTTGTAGATGCTCTCCAGGTACGAGTTCAAGGTTTCCATAGGATCACCTTTCCTACTTCTTCGCGACGTGCTGTAGCAGTGACTTCACGCCCTTGACGATCGATGGAGCCGCCAGCGCGCCAGCTGTTGCCCCAGTCAGCGCGGCGATGGCGGCCGCCGCACGAGGATGTTCACGATTGGTCTTGGCTGTGTCGTGTGCCGCACGGGTGAGGATCGTCTGGTACTTTCCGATCACACCCTTGTCCTTGTCGGACTCCAGCCTCTTGAGCCTGTGGGCCAGCACGACCTCCTTGTCCGACTTCCCGCCCTTTCCCGAGCGATCGGTCAGTCCTTGGATACCGGCGGCGGCCAGCCCACCGATGGCCGCGCCTGCCGCACGCTGACCCCAGCTCGCGTTCTTCAGCAGGCGATGAGCATCGGCCTTGTACTGGTGGGCATCCTCCGCATCGGCCTTCAGCCACTCATGGGCGAAGCGCAGCTGTTCGGCCTTGCTGCCGCCGTGCGGGAAGTGCCCATGAGTGGTGATCTGGTGGATCTCATCGTCGGTGTATGGCTTCAGGCCGTGCTTCGTCACCAGCTCCGGGATCTTCTTCCTCACCTCTGGGTGGAAGCCGCGCGGGCCATCGAAGTCAGAGTTCTTCTCCAGCTGTCCGGGCGTGTGATCGGTGGAGATACCGTAGCGGCGGTTCGGGATCGCGTTGATCGCGTCCGCCGTCTTAACGAAAGGGCGTCGAACCGCTGCGCCCTTGAAGGCTTCCTGCTTCATGGAAGTCGGGGGCGGTGGTAGGATCTTGCGCTTCGTCTGGCTGCGAATCAGCTTCTCTTCCGCAGTTGCTACTGCCTTCTGCAATGCCTCACCCTCAGGACTGAAGGGTTTCTTCTTCATCGAGGCCTTGAATACGCGCTCGAGCCGCTTCGCACCTGCGGTCTTGCTTGCGGCCACCGCGCTCTCGGCCAGCCCCAAGGCATGCTGGTGCTCGGCGTCGTTGGCCTCGGCATCCTCCTGGTCGCGCGCTGCGATCTCTCCCTGGACGGCGTCGAGCAGATCCATGAGCTCGTCGTCTTCCATCTCCGCGAGCTGGCCTTCGACGTCCTCTGGCCCCGCACCTTCCGGCATCGGCTCGGCGACCGGCATGCCTGGGGGCATCTCTGCAGTCCCCGGCGACAGCATCGGAGGCACGGCCTCCGATTGCTTCTCCTGTCCTGGCTGCGGGGCAGCCTGCTGCGGGGCAGCCTGCTGTGGGGCAGCCTGCTGGCCGGCCGCGGCCGGGTCGATGGGCTGCCCGGTGTTGGGGTCGACAGCCATCTCGGGCGCGGGCGGCGCAGTCGGATCGCTGAGGGCGAGCTGTTGCAGCTGCTGCCTGTAATCCTGGATGCCTTGGCGCAGGCGCATCAGCTCCTCGTTGGCGGCCATCGATGCCGTCTGGCTCTGCTGGAGCTGCGCGCCCATCTCCTGCTGGGTGGCCTGGAGCTGCTGAGTCGCCTGATCGGCCGCCTGCTGTGCCTGCTGCGCCTGTTGGCTGGCCTGCTCTGCGCCGGCCTCCGCGGCCTCTGCCCGCTGGGTGGTCTCCTGGAGCTTCTGCTCCATGAAGGCGGCTTCGTTCTCGGCCTGGATCTGTCCGAGCTCGGCGTCTTCTTGGACGCGCGCCATCGCGCGCTGGTATTCCAGCTCCTCCGGTGTGATCCCCATGCCCTCGGCGTCATGGATGTTCGGCTGCTGAACCTCCGGGCGCACGCGCTCGCGGACTCCCTCACTGATGAGAGAGCCGGGATCGATCTTCCCGTAGTTGCTGCCGTAGCCACCCATGCGCTCGCCCTCGGGCATGCTCTGGGGGTTGCCGAGGTCGGCCTTCTTCCTGATGCTCGCGCGCTTCACGCGAACGAAGTAGGAGGCGGCCTTCTCCCACGGGATGCTGCGATCACCCTGGATCGCTCTTTCGAGATCGCGACTCATGATGATCTCCTACTTGTCGTACGTCAGGAAGAACACGTTCGAAGTGTTGTTGTGCTCGAGCGCCAGGAAGTCGGTCTTCAAGATCTTGGCCGCCCCAACGGTTCCAGCCGCCAGCCCCAAGGGGGCCATGGCCGTTCCGCTCGCCAGCACGTCGGCGTCTTTCACGAGCACGATCTGCGCCGTCCGCTCGAGCGCGCCGTACCCGTAGTTCCGCACACCGGACGTCGTCTGGCCCGTCCCAGTCACGGCGTTGTTGATGTAGGCCACGATGTCGTTGAGCTTGGCCGTCTCCCACGCGACGGTGTTGGGGAACGTGATGGTCTTGGCCGGGGTCTTGAAGACCAGCGTGAGGTTGCGGACGTTCACACCCTTCTGCGGGTCGATGGGGACTGTACCCACGATCAAGCCCTGCAGGAAGTCTTGACACTCCTGCCGGCTCTTGAACTCCTTGATGTAGATCATGTGCTCCTCCTACTGGAACAGCGACCCGTAGAAGCCGTTGATGAAGTAGTACTCGGTGTTCACGCCCTGCTCGCCGATGATCCCGTTGATGTTCAGCGAGACCTTCACCTTGATCTTGTCCTGCTCGTACTTGCTCTGCATGCGATCGAGCCACTGCAACAGCAGCGGACTCTTGTCATCAATGGAGACGTTGATGCCGCCGTCAGAGAAGTTGAGCTGGTTCCGTGTCTGCAGGAAACCCACGGATTGGATCAAGGCGACGGCTGTGCCGTACCGGCAGAGGCTGGTGAACCCCATGTCCATCAGCTGCTCGATGGTGTACTGCCCCAGCAGCGGCGGCGTGCCGTTGAAGTCCGAGAGGAAGTCGACGACCGCCCAGGCGATGAGCCTGTTGCTACTCTCTTCTCCCCGGATCAGCCGATTCAGATGCGGGTAGTCCCGCATCCACAGCCTCATCATGTTGATGAAGGCGTTGAACTTGTCGGACAGCCCGGGGATCGAGCTCGTGCCCTGGAGCTGGGGGTCGCTCACTTGCTCTTGCCCTTCTTGGGATCGCCCTTCGGCGTGACCTCCACCTTGCTCTCGGGGGCCTTCACGTCATCGACGAGCTCGAGCACCTTCGGCTTGTGGACCTCCGGTCCCACCTGGACCGGCTTGGGCGCAGGCGGTTCACCCTCGAAAGGGAAGATCAGGTCCCCGTTGGCGCGCAGGCTCTGCGCACGCGACTGGTAGAGGAGAGAGTCTTCGATCTCGACCACCTTGCCGGGGGCGATGGTGGTATGACCGATCTCGATCGGCATCTTGCTCTGGTTCTTGACCTTCATGTCTATCTCCTCTTGCCCTTCTTGCCTGGCTCGGGCTTTCTCTCCTCGGCCTGGGGCTCTGGGGCCTGGTAGGCGCGAGAGAAGTCGGCTTCCTCGGTCACGATCGGCTGCGTGACTTCCACGGACTTGACGTCCTGTGGGGGGATCTCGACGTCGTTGATGACCACCCTGGTGGCCGGCGCTTCCTGTGCCAGCTCCTCGATCTTGTCCTCTGGAGCGGGCTTGGAGTCGGTCTTGGGCTTCCACGCGCAGTCCCGGATCTCCTGGCCTCTGCGCTCCTTGATGGTGCCGTGCTGGTCGGTGTAGATCTGAGCACCGTCCGGGGTCGAGACCCGGAAGGCCCCCATCTTCACGCGCTCCATGATGGAGTCCAGGTGCTTCTCGAACTCCTCAGGGCTGAGGCGCAGGGTCTGGTTGTGCAGCAGGCGACGACCCGCCACGAACTGCTTCTGCCGCACGCGGCCCGGCTGGTAGAAGCGGCGCACCTTCGTTTCTGGGTGCATGGCGACGTTGGTGATGATGAAGACCGGCTCCGGCATGGTTACCTCCAATGATGGCTATATCTTACAGGCGATACAGCCATCTTGAGAAGCAAGTTTTCGGGGATCGGGAGGGGCCCGGAGAGATCCGGGCCCCTTGTCGGGTGAGAGCCACGATGGGCCCCGGCCGAGCTAGTACTGCTCGACGGCCGGGTAGTGGAGGCCCTGGTCGACACGGTTGTTGACCGCGCCGAGGTCCTCCTCCTCCATCGGCGTGACGGCGCTGAGGATGCTGTCCGCGTTGTGGAGGGTGGCGTCGCCGGAGTAGAGCTCCATCTTCCGCACCGACGCGATGTTGATGATCCCCAGGGCGATGTCCTCCCAGGACTGCCAGGTGATCAGGTTCGCGATCTTGTCGATGTAGAACTTGGTGTTGTTCAGGACGTAGAACTTCCCGAAGAACTCCGGCTTGGTGAAGGTGTAGAGGTTGCCCGGCCGCAGGAGGTCGGTCTTGATCGTGCGGGTGTACGCGCGCCCGAGGAGCGTGTTGTACTTGTACCCGTCGGTCGTGGTCTCGCTCTGGAGCCTGTTGCCGAAGTCCTCGACCGTCCACTGGAGGATGTCGTCCCAGTCGACCTCGGTCAGCAGGGTCATCTCGGCGCGCAGGCGGTGCCCGTCGAGCAGCTTGTAGAGGTTGACCACGTCCGGCCTCTGGAGCGGGAGGCTGACGCTGCCGTCCACGGCGGCCGCGCGGGCGAGCTCGCCCTTGCGGACCGAGAACTCGACCGGGGGCGTCGCGCCCTGCAGCGTGGTGGCGCTGAGCTCGGGGGCGGCGGCCAGGCCGTTGGCCTCGGCCTGGAGCGCCTGGACAGCGGCCTCGATGTGGATGAGGAACTCGCGGTCCTCGATCTCCTGGATGTCCTTCACCGAGTTGTCCTCGATGACCTTGGTGATGGGCATCTCGTACGCCAGGAGCTCCTGCTCCACCTTCTCGAACTTCTCCGAGCTGATGGTGAAGAAGGGGATCTCGGCGCGCGGCGCACGGACGAAGTTCGCGCTGGGCTGGCCGCGGAAGCTGACAGCCATGGCACGGGACTTCGGCTCGACGTCGACGATCTTCACCAGCGTGTCGTGCTTCACGGAGCGCTGGCAGTCGGCGCGGGTGACGGGCTCGGGCGGCAGGATCTTGCGCGCGAACGACACCTCACGGAGACGGTCGCGGATGTAGTTGCCGCCGTACTCGGCGATCTTCTCTTTGCCTTCCGTGGTCTCCAGCCGCTGGCTGAAGAGCTCGGTCAGGACTTGTGCGGTCGTACTCATGTTCGTCCTTTCCTTTCTCGCTCTACGTCAGCGTGTTGAAGAAGCGGAGCTTCTGTCCGTTGGAGGAAGGCATCCTGGTGACGTAGCCGATCGTAAGGCTACCACCAGCCTGCTTCTTCAGACCCGACCTGGTCGTGCTGAGGTACGTGACATCCGCCACCATCAGCGCGTTGCCGTGAGCGAGGCCGGTCGCGTCGAAGACGAGGGTGTCGGCCTCGAACTTGCCGATGTACAGCACCGGCACCTTGCCGAGCGCCTGGACGTCGCTGCGGCCGCGCTCGGCGAAGACGACCCAGGACAGCTGGGTGCCGTCCGAGCGGATGGCGTGCTTCTGGTCGGTCGGCGAGTACATGAGCCACTCGCCATCGAGCAGTGGGTTGGTCCCGTTGGGGTTCGTGAGCGTCTTGTCCACGAGGGCCAAGTCGCGCCGGTACACCCATTCGATGGGTGTGACCAGCCTGAAGTTCTCGACTACCATCTGTTTCTCCTTGGTTCAGTCAGCGGTTTCCGCCGATCTGCCTCCGTCAGCCGAGGTGCCCGAGAAGATAGGACTCGAGCTGGGTCTGCCCGTTGCCGGGCTCGAGCTCGTCACCGAGACCACCGATCTGGCCGTTGGGAGAGGACATCTTCACGGCCTCCTCCATCACGTCCAGGCTCTTGCCCTTGGCGACAGCCTCCTCGATGGAAGCGACCTTCTCCTCCATCGTCTCGCCCAGAGCGGTGATGTTCTTCTCGGTGGCGACCTTCGCCAGCTCGTTGATCCGGCTCCTCTGCTCGTAGTCCCGGATCTTCGCGGTTGCGGTGGCCAGCTTCTTCATCAGGCCATCGCGCTCCGCTGCCAGGCTGCGCAGCATGCCAGGAACCGCGGAGAGGACGGCAGCGACCTTCTGTGAACTGATCTTTTCCATCGTCTCCTCCTTTACACCATCGAGGAAGCGCCGCCAGTGCCCAGCCCAGATCCGCCGGTCGTGCCGAACTGACCCTGGGCCTTCTTCTCGCCAGCCTCTCCCTCTTCCTTCTTCTTGGCCTCGAGCGCTGCCTTCAGCTTCTCGGCCTTCTCCTTCTCTTCCGGGGTAGCGTCTTCCTTCTCCCCGGCCTCCGCGATCTTGCGGAGGTACGCCCTGGCCGCCGCCGCCTTCACGGAGGAGATCTTCACCCCCGCTTGTCCGGTGGAGTCCAGGTTGTTCTGAAGGACCGGATCCGTTGACTTCTTCTGGGCTGGTTCGTCGATCACCTGACCCATCTGTCGCTTGGGTTCCGCCTTCGCATCGCCCTTGTCGTAGCCGATCGCACGCTCGAGCGTGTCGATCATGTTGCGCTGAGACTCGGCCGCGGCCGGCATCTTGGGGACGTCCTGCTCGCTGGCGCTGGCGTTCGGGTTGACCAGCGGCTCACGGCCGGCACCGATCTTGGCGTCCTCGCCGTCGTGAGCGGCTTCCTCCGCCGCCTGCTTCCAGAGAGAGCGGACGAGACGGATGGAGGCCTTCTTCTCCTCCTCCTTCTTCTCCTCCTCCGGCGTCTCCTTGGCCTCGTGCTCCTCCTTCTTCTCCTTCTCCTCCGACTCCTTCTCCTCGTGCTCCTCGGCCTTCCCCTCCTGCGCGAACTTGCGCAGGACGTTGCGGAGCGCACGCACGGACGAGCTCTTCTCCACCAGCTGCGGCTGCTCGCCCGTCCCGCCCGGCACGTCGTTCATGTCGGTCTCGACCGTGGAAGCTCCGGGGTTGGTCTGGCCGTCCTTGGCACCCACGGTGTCGGTGCCGGGCCTCATGGCCGGCTTGCCGCTGCCGGCCTCACCCGTCTCGTAGTTCTGGGTGCCGGGAGTGCCCTGGAGGTTGACTTCGAGCGCGGTCTCGCCCTTGCCAGGACCGACCATCGGCTCCTCGGCCACCTTGGTCCAGTTGATGTGGTCCATGTGGCTGTTGATGAAGTCGAGCGCGGAGGCGACCTTCTCGACCACGGAGGAGGAGACGTGGCCCTTCTTCTCGGGCTCCTTCTCCTCTTTCTTCTCCTCCTTGGCCTCGGCCTTCTCTTCGGCCTTCTCCCCTGCGGAGGTGGGAGGCTCCTTGCCCTTCTCGGCCTCGGCCTCGGCCTCGGCGAGCTTGGTGCGCTCCTGAGCCTCCGCGATTGCACCGTGGATCATCTGCTGAAGGGTCAATCGCATTGCGTTCTCCTTTTCAGACCCGCACGGGCGGCGGTGGTGTGGACTTCAACTCCGAACCCACACCTACGTCCGTGCCTGGTGCCTCCACATTGGATCGGGTGTAGTTCGTGCTCTTCCCCATCTTCGTCGACGGGTTGACAGCCTTGGGCTGGATCTGTGGCGCGGCGATCGGCTGCTTGAACTCCGAGGGCTTCTCCGGCACAGGCCCACTGCTTGGGGGCAGTGGGAACTGCGCCATCTTTTGAAGCTCATCGAAGAAAGCTGCCAGCATCACTCGTTCCACGGACCCAACCCGAGGTTGTCAACCCTGGGGAGCGCGAGCTCCCCAGGGAAGACTGTCGGTGCTACTCGTTCCACTGGACCGGATACCCGGCCTCCTCCAGCATCATCAGCGCGCGGGTCTCGATCGCGTCCTCGAGCCGCTGCTCGGCGGTCTTCTCCTGATCGATGTAGCCGTTCTCGATCAGCATCTGGTTGGCGCGCTCGGCAGCGATCTGCTCGAACTGCTCGTCGTAGGAGCGGGCCTCCTTCTCCTCCTTCTTGCCGCCCAGGGCCTTGCTCGCGCCGTAGATCCCGAGTCCGGCCGCCGCGGCGTGCGGAAGGAAGCGAGCCGCACCACGCGCGCCGAGAGCGAGACGCTCGCCAGCGCTGCGCCCGCCCCCGCTGATCGCGGCGCGGAGCTGCTCGACGCCCTTCTTGTGGTACTGCTTCACGGCGTGACCGGCCTCGCGGGCCGCGCCCTCGAGCTTGCCGACCTGCCTGCCCTGCCCGGAAGCCTTGGTGCCGGCCGCGGCCGGTCCCTCGTACTTCGCCGCCGACGACGCGCTCTCGGCCGCGCGCTTCTTGGCCGCGCGCTCCGCCATCACCTTCTCCTCGAACGCCTTGGCCTCGGCCTCCGTGGGCTGGGTCGGGAAGTTCTTGATCTGCGAGGGCTTCACGGGCTTCGCCTGCTTCTCGATCGAGGCCAGCTCGTCGACGTAGGCGTGCGCCATCGCGCGTCCCAGGAAGTCGGCCTCGGCCAGCTTCTCGCGCATCTCGGTCTCGTCATTCGAGGCCACCTTGGTCTGCCCCATCCCGCCCTCGATCTCGGCCAGGAGCTGCCCGACCTGCTCGTCCGGGAGCGACGCGAGGTCGACGCCCTCTTCGGCCGCGAGCTTCACGAGGAACTCGGCTGCCGCCTGCTTCTGCAGGTCCTCGCCGTCGTATCCACCGCTGAGGACGCCCAGGTTCCCCTGGGTGTCGTAGAAGTTTGCCAGTGTACGGTCCATCTTGCTCTCCTTGGATCAGAGTTACGTTACCTTCTCCAGCGGCGACGACTCAACAAGGTGCGAAGCCTCTCTCGTCAGCCAACGATTGACTTGCCGACATTGAGAATGCCCTTCCCAATCTTTTTCGGCAAGTCAGATCCTGTCAGGTGAAGCGCGCCACCGAATAGCGCCATGCCGGTCGCGAGCGGATGTTCGGAGACGAACTCCATCGCATAGCTCGGACGCTTTCCGGTGTACAGATCGCGCTGGATCTTCATCCCCGCCAACCTCGACAGGAGGTATCCAGCAGGGATCGCTCCGGCCACCGCCAGGTTCTTCAACGACCCGACGTTCGCCGCGGTCTTGGAGAACATGTCCTCCAATGACACCCCATGGACATGGGCCTGAACATCGGGGTACTGATGGAGGTGATCGGTCATCTGCGCGATCTTCTCGACTACCTGTACGCGGTAGCCATTATACGCGGCAGAAACCTTGTCCATCAAATCGTTTTTGACCTGCTCCGGTGGTTCGCCCTCCGGCTTGGGCATCCCACAGATGGTGATTCGCACCATGCGCCTGGTGAGCACCGGGCCTAGGTTGCTCCGGTCCTCGATCGAGCCCTTCAGAAGACCGGCGATCAGCTTGCTGATGAACTCTGGACTGATCGGGACCGAACGGTCAACGTTCTCACTGTCACCGAAGACCTGGTTCTTCTTGTCCATGTCGTCAGCGACGTCGCCCTTGCCCATCCGTACGAGCACGATGCGCTGGAACTCGCGCGGGCGAAGCACCATCCCCATCATCGTGGGCGTCGACACCGACTCACGAAGAGGCTGCTCCCCCATCTGATCCAGTACCTCCCTGGGAAGGTCGGGCTCAGATCTCTGGAGGACCGGAATGGCCTTGCTCATGAACTGGGATGGCACAACTTCCTTTGTAATCTCTGCGCGCTTGCTTTGGGAAGCCTTTTTTTCTCGGATGCTACGGAGCATCTGACGGGCCCGCTCGATGGACGCGGTCTTCACGGAGGCCGCTTTCTCGAACCCCTCTTTGTGGGTCGCCGGCATCTCGTCCTCCTCCTGATAGCCGTAGTGCTCGGCCATATAAGAAGACGGGACCACGATCATCCCGCGGCCTCTGGCCCCGGCCAGCTTCGCCATCATCTTGGAGGTCTTGTCGGCCCCGATGAAGACGAAGCTGATGTCGAAGAACCGTGGGTAGGGGTTGAACGCGCAGACCTTCCGGCCATCAGGAAGAATCTCGTTCATCCGGTACTTGAGGAAGTCGCTGTAGTCGTCGCGCGTGATCGAGAGACCAGGGATCGGTTTGATCTTCTTGTGGAACTCGATGACGGCGATACCTGGGTGCTTGTGCTGGTCGGGTCGGTAGTTGCTGAGAGCCTTGCGGTAGAGTTCCCAGTCGGTCGTGATTGAGCACAGATCGTAGGGGACCTTCGTGCCCATGCTGGTATCGGGCAACATCCCTTGATCGATCTTGTCCACCACTCTCTGCGCGCCAACGGCTTCCGCGCGGTCCCGATCGATACGAACGACCAGCTCCACGCGGTGCATGTTGGTGTTGTAGGCCGCGAGCTCGACCTCACCGAAGGCCCTGGCTGGGTCCTTGTTGGCGTGGTGCATGAACGGCTTGGCGTAGACCTTGAACGTCTCGTAGCCGTACACCGGGCCTCGGTGGATGAGGAACTCTTCTTCGAACGCATCGCCGTTGATGTTGCTCGACCAGTACTCGTAGGCACCGAGAGCGTTCACCAGCGCGTAGATGGAGTTCGGATTCGGCTTCAACCCGTCGATGTAGGTTCGGATCTCCGGCAGGAATGGACTGGCCACCTTGTCCATATAGGAGTGGTGGAGTTGATCCGGGTGCCGGAAGATCTCGATGAGCTGATGGCCCTGCTGGTCGTGAGCAGGGAAGTGGCAGAGCTTGATCATTTGGTGAACGGGTTCTTCACTGCACGCGGATCCTTCGACTTGCGAAGCACGGCCTTGGCGCGTTCCATCTCGAACGCCTCGGACGGCGCTGGGCCCTTTTCCTTCGGCGGCTTCCCTTCGGGCTTGGCCGACATGAAGGCGTGAAGGATCGGGTCCTCCATCGGCGCACTTTTGGCCAAGGTGGTGGCAGTCTGCGGGTCGACGTAGGCACCCTCTCCACCCTCTGCGCGGTCGAGGAAGCGGGAGACGGCAGATCCCGCGACCAGCGGGTCGGTCGCGAAGTCGGGATTGAGGTGGTAGAGGCTGTTGAAGGCCAGGTGGACCTGCTTGGAGTCCTTCTTCGCCAGGCTCGGGTTGGCCTCCAACATGCCCTTCATCGCGCGGCCCTTGACGATGGTGTCCTTCAGCTTGCCCAGCCCGTATCCGGCAGCCGTACCGATCGCAGCGACACCGGCCGCTGCCGTCCCGGCAACCAGGTGGTCCTTGAACGCCTGCCAGAGGCCGGCGGTCTTCTGCAGTCGCTCGCGCAGGCGGTAGAGCTTGAACTCTTGATCGATGTCGTCGAAGGTCATCTGCCCGCTCCTACTGGTAGTACGCCGCCTGTTCCGGCTGTTCCGGCTGTTCTTCTCCTCTGAGAGACTTGATCTTCGCTCGGAGCCTTTGTACCGGGCCGCTCTCCCACGTCTTCTTGGCCCCCCACCCGGCGGCAACGTAGGGCGCGACCTTGGCCGCGAGATGTGCGACCTCGCTCTTCACTCCGGCCTCTGCCAGCTGTCTGGAGAGCGCGTTGCCCGCGCGATTCAGGCCGCGAAACGCACCAGCGATCATTCGGCCAGCACCAGCTTCCTTGCGGAGGATCGCGTACGCGATGTCAGCAGCTCTGCTCATCTTCGATCTCCACCGGGTATGGCCCCCGAAGCGACGATGCCAGCTCCCAGCCCGGCCGCCCCGCCAGCGACCGTGCCGATCCTCGCGTTCCGAAGCGTTCGCACAGCCTCCCCTGGGACTTGGGATACGGATTGGGCTACCTGTTTGCCTGGTACCCCGGCGGCGATTTGGTTGGTGACCTTCTTGCCCAAGCCGAGGGACGCCCCTCCAGCTAGCCCCGCCCCCAGTCCTCCTCCGATCAGCGCGCCCTTCAGAGCTCCGCTTCCCCGCTCACCGGGCTTGGCGGTCGCCGCACCGATACCCGCACCCAGAAGTCCCGGAACGACGGCACCACCCAGGGCAGCTTTCGCGGCAAAGCCGAGAGCGACCTTCTCGATCTCGTCCTCGATGTCATCGAGGTCTCGAGCCGATGCCATCTTCACTGAGGGATTACTGATGGCTGGGGAAAGGGACTGTTCTATCTGACCCAGCTGGTTGTCGAACGATCGAAGCCCGCGCTGGAGCTGCTGACCCTGACCCATGGCCTGTAGCAGGGAGGTGTTGATCTCCTGGATCCGATTGTCGAGCACATCGACCGCGCCCTGGAGCTGACGGAGCTCGGTCGCGGTCTTGGAGAACTCGATGAAGGTCGAGATCACCCCATGCTCGGGGTTGGGCTCGTGCCCGACAGCGGCCGACGAGCGGAGGCTTTCGATGAACGCGCGCTTGGTCATGACGCCATGGTTCACGAGCTGATTGCGGACGGCCGAGATCCCGTCATAGAGGTCCTGCTCGTGCCCGAAGTGAGACCAGGCCGCGGCGATCTTGGACAGCGGCTCGCCCACCAGCACGCACTTCTTGACCTCGCCGTAGAGGTCCTCTTTGAGCAGCTCCATGCGTGTGGTGAGGCTGGAGATCTTGGACATCACGTGCTCACGCGCGCCCATCGCGGTCGTGCGGAGCGCATGGAGATCGGAGAGGCCGGTCGCGGTCGGACCTGCGCAGGCCTGCTTGCCGAAGATCTCTTCCTCCACGTTCCTCGCCTGCGGAGCAGACGGCGGAGCGGAGTAGTCATCGACGTGGTGGGTATCGGGCTGGCTGCCGTCGTTCATGCCCTTCAGAACGACCGAGGGGTCGGCCGGGCCGCCCTCGAACTCGATGTTGCGGACGCTGCCGCCTTTCTCCCACTCGTTCTGGAAGGCGGACTGGTTCGCGAACTCACAGACGCGGCGCGCGTGCTCGGGACCGAGGTCTTGGTCTTTGATGACTTCGAGCACGGCGTCTGAGAGCGGGGTGCAGTTGCTGGAGTACAGCGCGGCTGCCTGCTTGCCGAGCAGCTGGAGACGTCCGGGGTCCACTGGACGTGCACGAGCCTGCTCGATGATACCTTGCGGCACCGCTCCTAGCTCTCGATCCATGTGGGGCATCCTGTACCTCGTGGGCCTGATTCTAGGCGGGAAGATCTATGAGGTCAACGGATCTTGCCGCAACTCCGAGCCCTTGCCCTTGCTTATGCGAGGGCAACTAAAGTAGAATGAGTTATGATCCAAAACAGAACTGTGAGCAATGCCAGGTCCTTGACCAGCAAGCGCAAGGATTGGGATGAGTACCTCAGAAAAAACAGGGAGACCAACCGAAGACTCAGAGCGAATCTTCGTGCTGGAGCCATAGCCGCCCTTGGGGGGAAATGTGTCCGTTGCGGCTTTGGTGACATCCGCGCCCTTCAAATCGATCACATAGATGGTGATGGGGCAAAGGATCGCAAGGACCGCAAGATGAATCAGTGGATGTTCTACAAGTCGATTGCGGAACATGGTGGTCAAGGGAAGTACCAGTGTCTTTGTGCAAACTGCAACCAGATCAAAAAAATCGAGATGCGTGAACTTCCTCCGGGTCGGCAGCGCACTGAGTGGTACTATACCCACATCAAACGGTAACACGTGGAGCTTGAGAATGGGAAGTGCTGAAGATATCAAGCCCGTAGCAACGCTGGCAGACTACGTCGAGCCCCACGAAGCCGCCGAAATGCTGGGGGTGAAGCGCTCCACGATCTGGAACTACATCAAGCGCGGGCTCCTCAAAGGACGACACTTCAAGGGTCAGGGGAGGCGGTACTTCATACGCAAGATCGACGTCCAATCCATCGTGAGCGCGAAGGAAGAGATCGATACGAACGGCGGATCTCTCAAAGAGATCATCGCGGGCATCAGGATTCGTCTGCACAGCATCGAGTCCAGGATGGACTTCCTGATGGAGGCGTTGGGTCTCCAAGTGTCGGTTCTCAGGGACAAACCAGTCGAGGACTTGCTGGCGATCTACAATGACGCGGTTCTGGCTGGGTCAACGAACCCGCGCTTCATCCCCGCGGTGCAGGTACGCAAGTGGGCCGATGTGCTCTGCCAGTTCACAGAGCTGGAATTCCAACGACTGGTCGCACCTACGCAGGACATCCACCCGTGGAAGCCGCTCTTCGGCCTCTGCGTCAACCTCCTCACGGACTTCCGCCGCCGCAAGCGCTTCGGGTCCGACGTCAACATGCAGCAGACGTACCGGGTGCTGGACAAGGCACGCAAGCAGCTCAGCCGGGCAGTGATGGTGTTCGAGAGCTCCATGGCTTCGAACTTCGGACCCATCAAATCCGCACGCATCCACAAGATCCATAGCCACGCGGACTCTCTCGACCGCTACATTGACGCCGAAGTAGGCCTCCCAGAACCTCCAAACTGAAAACCGATCCTCCTTCTTGGGATAAGGATCGTAAGCCCAGAAATGGGTAACGATCCTTTGGCCAAAGGAGGAAAGGATGGCAACGAAGCCTGCAGCAGCAGCAAAGAAGCGCGAGATCGTCCACAACCAGGACGGTCTCTTCATCCCCACCGAACGCATCCCCGAGGTGCGGGCGGCGGTCGGGGAGAAGAACTTCGACAAGGCCGTGCGGGAGGCTGGCCTCGACCCGAAGGACCTCGCCAGCCCGGGGTTCGGCGACATCATCGTCGATACCTGGGGGTCGGGCTGGAAGGGGAAGGTCACGATCGTGGTGGCCGGCGTCGGGGCCGTGACGCTCACCCTCACCCTGGTGGAGGGCGGGTTCCGCCTCGCCGGCAGCGAGGGGCCGCTGTCCTGGCTCGCGCACAAGCTGGTCGGCTGAGCACAGCACCATCACAAGAGCAGCAAAGGAGGGCTCCCGGTAGATGAAAACCGGGAGTTCTTCTTAGCTATAAGATCAATAAGAAAGGAGGACCATGAACAAAGAACAATTGATCCGTGCCATCAAAGCGCAGATCCGTGGTGCCACCGGTAGGGACTACATCGTTGATTGGGATGTGATGACACCAGCAGAGCTCTCCACCGTGCTCAGGCTCCTGAAGGACATCGAGGACGAGGCCAAGATGCGCGCCAAGCAGCGGGCGCGCAGGATGGGCATCCCGCTCTGACGGAACGCAGGGGGGCGTTCCATTAGCTTGAAAACCGGACTGCCTTTCTTGGGATAAGGATCGTAACCAAGAGAGGAGATTGTTATGATCCATCGTCTTTGTGAGTGGCACAACTACGACGGGGACATGCGGGGCTGGTCCCGCGGTGCCCATGGCTCGCCCGACATCGCGTGCAACGCCTGTAGGGCGGACGGGTCGTTCACCCCCGAGGAGGTGGGGGAGTACGAGCGGGAGGAGGAGGCGGAGATCGAGCGCCGCGCTCGCATCGTCACGGCCGGCAATGGGGCGCAGCTGCGCATCACCTGCCACAGCCCGCCGTTCAGTTCCGGCGGCGACTACAGGGTGATCCTGCTGTCCGGGGCGTGGCCGACCTCGGATGAGCTCATCAACCTCTGCAGCGCCGGCCACGCCCCCTTCGGGGGGTACGTGCGCATCGACGTTCACAAGGGCGAGCCAGTCGCCCACGTCTACGTGAACGGGACCGACTAGGCTCCCTGGGTTCTCCAGGTCGAGTCTTCATTAGCTAGCGCTTGCGCTTGGGGCGGAAGTCCTCGCCCGAGTCCTTCAGCGGCGCGATGATGTCCGGACGTGGGTACTTGATCATGGATGCCAGGAAGCAGTACACGATCGAGTGGAAGGTGTCGTCCGTGGTGCCGGGCGAGTGATTGTAGATCGTCATGCGCAGCTGCTTGCTGTACTCGCTGAAGATGTTGAGGATGTCTTGTCCGTAGGGCTCGAAGAAGTCATCCCAGTTCGGCAGCGCGATCTGCTTGCGGATCATCGCGTTGAACACGTCGCTCATGACCTCTGTGCGGTGGCACATGAACCGACGTAGCTGCGGCTGCCAGAAGATCTTGCCCTTCTTCTGGTTGGGGTTGTACTGGTACTTGAGCACCTTCTGCGGCCCGAACGCGCGGACAAGGTGGTCATTGCGATCGAAGCCACCGCCGTAGTCGCAGCCGGTGATCTGGACGTTGTACCGCGCGAGGATGTTGCAGATGCGGTCGAGCTGCCGCACAGGCTCCAGGTCCTCACCCACGAAACGGTGTACCCAGAAGACGGTGAAGGCACCAGTCCCGAAGTACGTGCCCAGAGAGATCACGGTGTACGCATTCTCTCCCGTCCCCCAGTCGATGCCGGCGAAGATGTCCTGGGTGTGACCGAACTTCATGTAGTACTCGAAGTCGCTGATCCGAATGTCCTCCTTGCAGCACGCCTTCAGCTGACCTCGAGTGATGGGACGAGTACCGCTGTCGTAGGAGAGGCCGAGGACCTCGTTGTTGAACTTCTGCCTCGGGTAGCGCTTCTGTTTCTCGAGCAGCCCCTTCCAGCCGTCAGGCGTCTTGACCACCCATGGCACCAGCAGCTGGCTGATGTGGTAGCCCTCGAACGTCACCTTCTCCTTGTTGCTGTCGGTCGCGGGATTCATCGCAGACCACACAGCGTCAGGGTGGTAGATTTCGATCGGCTGGTGGCAACGGTCGCAGATCAGTCCCTCGGCCCCGATGTTGTCCTCACCCAAGATGTTCCAATGCCAGGTGCTCTTGTCGCCGGGCACACCATGGTGCTCACAGGGGACGACCCACTCGTTCTGCGTGGAGAAGTTCGCCCAGTAGTACTCGATGGTGTTGTCTAGGCTCTTGGGCGTGCCGGAGTAGATGAAGATCTTCCAGTCGCTGTGGCTGGCGCACTCCTCGATGACGGGGATGTTGTCGACCAGGATGTCCTGGATCTCGTCGATGTCTATCAGATCCGTGGGGATACCGCGGACGCGGTCGGCCGTGAGGTAGGCGTAGCGAAGACGGATCTGAGAGTAGTTGATGAACTTCTTGTGGAAGACCGCATTCGTGAGCTTGGTGTTGGTGTACGCCTGAACGACCGGGCTCATGCTGATCGGGTCAGCGAGACGATCGTTGGAGAACACCTTGGTCTGCTCGGCCGAGGGGCTGACGTACAGGCTCTTGAAGTAGTTGATGAGGCAGCTGTAGGCGAGCAGCTTGTTGCCGAGCGTCGTGCTCTTCTCGACCTGGCGGCCGGCCTTCAGCAGCGTCTTCTTCTCACCCGTGTCGTAGACTCGGCGGAGGTACGGGCGCTCTGCGAACGAGAAGTTGTCGACCTTGCCCTTGTCCGCAATGCGAATGGCGGTCTCTGAGAACTCGGACGGGGAGACGTTGTAGACGTAGTCGATCTTGGCTTCCGACTCGTCGACGTCTTCTGGCTCTTCATCGAAGCCGTAGTCCCTGGGCTCACCCTCTTCATCGAGATCGTAGAACGGCTCAGTGTAGATCTTGCCGTCCACAAGCTGCTGTGCGAGAGCGATCGGAACATCGATCTCTGCGCGGCGTGCTCGAACTCGACGAAGGTCAACAAGCAAAACGAGAACCCCACTTGTTATAAGAGACTTGTAGCGGAAGCGACGTAAGTTTCTTTCGCTGCGCGCGCAACCTCCGTGTGGTGGTAGGAGGTAGGGTCAATCAGGCCCTCGCTCTCGGTATTTCTAGTTGGGCTTCGGCCCTTCATCCGAATCGCCTTGAGCATCCGGCCACCAAAACGTGGGAGGCGTTTCCTCCAAGTGTCTCGAGCTTCTATTGCTCCCCCTCGATCAACCAACACCCTAATAGGGACACGTTGGGTGGAGCGTAGTAGCAGAGGGACGCTTTGTCCCCTGGGTGACTAAGCGCCGCGTAGATCCGGCGCGGATCCCAGCCCGCCACAGCCGGGTAATGCTACTGCGCACCATTCAACGCGGATTGGCGGCTTGGCCGCCAATCATTTAGCTAGCCCCTCTCCGACCTTCCGATCCAGCACCTCCGCGAACCTGCGGAAGGTGTCCTCATTCGGAGGCAGAGGACGCCTGTTGATGGCCGGCACCGTCACACAGTAGCTGTTGACCTCGGGGATGAACTCCACCAGAGGCTTGACCGTGGGGTACGACTCCTCGGCCGCGGCCAGGACGTCGAGACCGAAGCTCCCACTGCCCCAGTACCCGTCCTCGACCGTCGGACCCTTCCACACGTGGTAGAGTAGGTCTCCCTCCTTCACCAGGTACTTCACGATCACGTGGTCGGTCTCCAGCAGTGGAGCGGCCACCACAACCGCCTTCTCCACGTCCGAGACCTTGGCGTCGCCCGCCTGGACACCCTTCATGACCTGCGCGCGGTCCTCGTCGCTGATGAATGCTGGCTTCGGTAGATCGTTCATCCGGCCCTCCTAGAAGTCTTCGTCATCGACGTCAGTGCCCTCGCCCGACTTGCTGAAGTTGCCCTGCGGTGTGAGCTGCTTGATATCGATGACCTTGGCATGATCCATCTTCATACGGAACTGCTGGAACTGCCTCAACACGTCCTGTAGCGCGACGTCGCTCTGACGAAGGATGTTGTTCGCCTTCTCCAGAGTCGTGATGCAGTTCTTGAGCGCCATGCTCGTGTCGACCGTGCAACGCTGGTTCTCGAGCTCGAGCGCGTGCTTGACAGCGATTTGCCCGATGCGCGCGGCTGCCTCGACCATGTTGAAGTTGGCCGGCGGCGCGCTGATGCCTACCACCCACGGTAGGTGCTTGGGTGCGAGGTCGGAAGGAGTCAGCAGGCCCTGGACGAGGACGTTCGAGCCCGCGTGTCCATCGAAGTACTCCAGCCACTGACCCGAGGTCAGCAGGCCCCGATTCCAGAAGTAGTGCCGGTACGCCGTCACCCCGTCCCTGGTGAGAATGATCGTGGTGTACTTTCTTAGCTTCTTGGCCACGACCGCCGGGTGCATGGTCGAGAGCAGAAGCGGCCGGAGCTTCTCCTGCAGGTAGGAATCGCGAAGGATGGCCACCGCCTCTCGCGCACTGGGCGTCTGCGCCCACATGTCGAAGATCTTGTGAGCCTTCAACCAGCGCCTGGTGTCGAGGTCCAACGGGTCGTCAGGACGAAATGGGTCCGGGCGCGGTTCCATCTCGTCATGAACATGACGGATGTACCCCAGGTTGAGGCCGTCCAGACCCAGCTGGTCCAGCTGGTCCATGATCCGCTGTTCGTCGAAAGCCGCCTCCCGCGAGATCAGGAACTTGATGTAGAACTCGCAGGGGCTCCTGACAGGAAGTCTCATGCTTGGGGATGCTGCACAAGCTCCCGTAGACCGTCGATGACCCTGTCGAGGTGGCGTGTCACGCGCTCGAGCGCTCCGGTGTCGACGTTCGACAGGCCGAGACGAGAGGCGATCAGCAGCTCGCTGAGCTTGCTGAGGGTGTCCTCGAACTCCGGCAAGTACGACACGAACGTCGAGACGTTCTCGGGATTGAGGAAGCCGATGGAAAGGACTCGATCCACCGAGAGCGGATCATCCAGAGACGCTGCCTCCTTCAGCATCAGGACGTTGATCTTCGGCAGGCGGTTGATGTACTTCTCCGCGCGCTTCTCGGCCGCAGCGTACTTCTCGGCAGCGAGAGTGACCGGCCGCACTCCCTCTATCGAGCACCACCTGCTCAGCTTCTTCGCGGACGCCAGCTTGGTCTTGGCGAACTCGGGGTCCACACCCAGAACGGCGAGGTTGAACACCGCCTGGTCATGGTCGATGAACTTCACGGGTAGCACGGCGGCCAGCTTCTCCACGGGCTGGCCGCGCATGCTGTACGTCCCACCCGACTCCCACATGATCTCCACCTGATGGGGGAGCTTGCGCGCGGCCGCGGTCTTGGAGAACTCGTCGGGGGTGGAGGCGAGATCGGTCATCTCCCGCATCGGGAGCCATCCGCAGTCCGCGGGGACGGCGAACACCATCTCGGACATGGGGGAGATCTCCTGGATGCCAGGAACCAGCTGGACCTGGACCTCACTGCCCATGATCGTCTGCGCGTGGTAGGTGTCCTTGCCATCCGGCCCTTGGACCACCCCCATGATGGTCATCGGGACCAGGGCCACGGCGCTGCCGCCGCGAGAGTAGTAGAAGCACCCGAACCCCTTTGGCGGCTCATCGATGATGTTCGTGCCCTTGCCCACGAGACTGCCAGCGACATCGTCCTGGAAGGCCGACTCGCTGCCGTTGGAGAAGATCGAGGTCGAGAGGTTGTGGCCGTCGAGGTCGATGCAGCTCGGGAACACCCAGCCCATGAGCTCCTTGCCGTCCATGGTCTTGACCTTGTACTCGCCGAACTCGTCCACGACCTTGACGGTCGCATCGTCGAGCGTGTCCTTGACCGCGGCGTTGGTGGAGACCGTGACCGTCCCGTTCCTCTCGACCTTGTTGACGATGTCCGACCCCAGCATCTCGGTGGCCTCCGGCCGACCGACGACTTCCTCCTGTGGCAGGAGGGTCTCGGGGTTGGCGGTCTTGATCAGGAAGCCGCCCGCCGTCTTCACGATCTGGATGACCTTCGGCGGGATCGCGTGGAGGGCCTCCTTCATCATGTCCTGCCCAGTGGACGACGGGGTGTGCCGCATACCGGCTAGCTTCGACAGCCAGCTGAGGGTTGCCCGGTTGTCGAGTAGTGCATGCCGCAGATCTCTGTCTTCGTTCATCAGCTGCTCGACAGCATCGACCTGCGCCTGCTTCACGCTCTCCCTGATGACGTCCATCAGGAACTCCTGACGGACAGCGGAGGTCTTGGGCGTCTCGAGCTGACCGACACGGGCGTTGCCGAGCCCGAACCCACCCGAACGGTAGGGCGGGTAGAGGATGTTCAGCATGTCCTGGTCGCCCGGCCTCTCGGCCGCGGCTTCGAACACCTGGGGCCTGAACATCGCGCGCTTGAGGCGCTCCTCCGTCAGCGGCTGGGCCTTCCCGTTCTGGATGAAGGTGTCCAGCGGGCTCATCCGGCCCTCGTTGACGATGACCGGGATCATCGCCATGTTCATGCCCTGAGCGCCGGAGCTCACGCTGTACTCGAGGGGGTTGACCGCGAGCTTGTTGGTGATCTCGACGGCCCCGATGGCGTACCGACGCTCGGGGTCCAGCTCGTTGATGACGATCTTTGGATCGAAGTCCCCCACGTACGAGGCCTGGCGGTAGAGCTCGTTCATGATCTCCGACTGCCAGTCGTCCGGGTTCTCGGAGAGACGGGTGAAGGCCGCGGCGAACTTCTGAAGCCCCTTCGGATTGTCCAGGAAAAGGTCCATCTTCTTCGTCTCCTACGTGAAGGCTACCTCTGATCGAGGCTCCACCGCAAGTGGAGATCTACGGCAACTCCGGTTGAACGTGGCTGTAGACCGACTCCGCGACGGCCTTCGCAATCACGTGGGCTGTGCCCTCATCCATGTAGATGTCCCCCACTGTGGGGATCATCTGGATCGTCGTCGTCCCGTCCGGCTGCGGGATCTCTTTGGTGGCGACTGAGACCGTCACGCCCCTGGCTATGGGGTTCGCTCTCAGCTTGCTGAAGATCATGTCCTCCAGTGCCTTGGCGGAGATCATGGCTTCGGCACCATGAACTTGGGGTTGAGGCAGGCCGCGAGCTGTCCAGCCTGGGTAGGCGGTGCCTTCGGTGCTTCGTGCGAGTGCAACCCTAGCCACTTCAACAGCGCGCCAGAAGACAGGATCGGTTCGAGTGGACCGTTTCCGAGCTTGAGGATCGCGGCATCGATGGTCTTGACGCCAGTGATGACCTCCATGCTGACCGCGGCCTTGAACGAGTGTGTCCCCATCACCTCCTCGTTCTTGGCCCCAGAGACCTTGATCTCCTGCGTGCCCGTGACGGTCAACTTGTCTGACCCCATCACGGTCGTCTCGCGGCCGCCCGTGTACTTCTCGGTCAGCTTGCCCCCAGACACGATGTCGATGTCACCACTCTTCTTGATCCGAAGCGTGTAGTTCTCCCCGGAAGCGGAGCCGTCGTCGACCTTCACGTTCTTGGGTGCGATCACCAGCTCGTAGCGGATGTCGTCGCTCACGTGCCCGAAGCGGACCTGGACGTCGGCCTTGTCGTTCTGCGCCTTGTCCCGGACGGTCAGACGGTAGATGACAGGGGCTTCACCCGCAGGGTCTCCCTCTTGACGATCCACCCGCCAGAAGACCGCTCCTCCTGGGGTGCTCATCTCGAAGTTCTCGCAGAACTGGCGCAGATAGTTGAGGACCGGTATGAACATCGTCTGGCAGGTGGGCGTGGTGCCGATCTGGATCACTCCACCTCGACGCAAGTAGATGAAGTTGCCGTCATGCCCAACGAGTGCTATGTCCCCTGGATTCAGATCTGGCCTGTTGCTGCGAAACGACCCTCCAGCCTTCTTGGGCGCGCTCTCTCCCGTGGACTGCGCGGTGGAGGGTTTTGGTAGATCTTCCTCGTTCTCCACGCCCGGCTGATCGGCCTTGTCTGTGAGGTCGTCCTGTTGTGCCTTCTCCGATTTCGGCACGCCGACGAAGCCCAACACGAAGGGCGATTGGGAGTCCGAGGGCGACGTGAAGTAGCAGACGGTGCCGACCTCCGGCATGACGTAGATGCCGGCACCGTTCGTCGCCTCCAGGTACGGACACATGAGCGGTACCTTTGGAACGAACTTGCCGCTGTACTCGGAGATGATGTCGACCGTCCAGTTCTTCATGTCGACATCGGCGATGACCCCCTTCTCCGCCCAGGTCGGTACCTGGGCGTTCACCCTTTGCGAGGGGGAGTTGGACGTGCCCGAAGGGGTTGTCACGTCGAGATCCTAGTAGCCGGCGTAGACAGGCTGGGGCTTCGGGCGAGAGAATGCCTTGTGCAGTAGTGCCCCAGCTCCCAGCAGCGCGCCACCAGCAAGCCCGGCTTTGCCGAGCGGGGTCTTGGCGACAGACTTCAGGCCTCCCAGGATGCCTCCGCCGCGCGTGACGCTCTTGCCGCCGATGTTCTCGATCGTCGGGATCTTGCCGCCCTCGAAGACGTTCTTTGTGTGCTGCCAGAGCGTGGTGCCGGCAGGTGCTCCCAGGCGTTGCGCCATGGGTCCGGACCCGCCGATCGCCTGACCGAGGTGTCCAAGGCCCTCGCCCATGAACTGTCGCCCCTTGGTGAACATGCCAGGGGCCGCCGGGGCGTCTGCGGGGATCGGTGGGGCCTCGGCGTAGGCCATCTTCCTCAACTCGGTCAGCTCCTCGATGAAGGCCGACCCCAGCCTGGTCATGTAGATGTTGTCAGAGGTGTTCATCTTGATCTCCTAGTGCGGGTGCTTCAATCCGAACTCTGCCCCGTGAGCGATCCCCGGTATCGGATGAGTCCCGTGGATGTTTGTTCCCCATCCTTTGTTGGCAGCCTCGATGATCGTTTCGTGCAAGCGCTCGTGGTTCAATCTTGCCATCCAGTCAGTCTGGATGTCGAGTGGCAGTTTCTGCACGCCTTTGAGGACCGGCGCGTGTTGAATCGGCCGTAGTCTCTCGGCATTGAGCCGCTTGTTGACGGCTTGGATCTGGGAGGTCGGGGCGAAATCGCCACGCAGGAACTCCTTGTTGTCCCCAGGTTCCTCAACACGGGTCAGGTTCGTCATGCTCTTGACGATGGTCTCGATGTTACGGCGACGGATGCCCTCGCTCTTGTAGAGATCGTAGAGCTGACTGGAGAGGTAGCCCTGGACCTTGCTCAGACCAGCCAACGGCAGGAGCTCGTGGGGGTTGATGGGGCCGTGTGACACTGGGTCTCCCTTCTGCACGGCCATGCCCACGGACAGCTTCTTGGGCTTGTCACCGACGAAGACGATGGGCTCCCCTCGATCCTGGGGAACGTAGTGGCGCACGCCTTCGACGAAGACGTTCGTTCCTCCAGCCGGGTCCTTCGAGATCTTCGTGACCTTGCCTTCCATCGTGCTCAGGGTGGCCGACTTTGGGATCTTCTCGTAGAGCTGTACCAGCTGCTTCACGCGGTTGAACTGGTCGGTCAGCTGAGCTCGTGCCTTGGCCGCCTCTCCCACAGGCGCGATGCCGCCCTCATGGAAGGTCCGCATGGACAGCTGAGTCGCTCGCTCACCGATGGATTGGGCGCTGATGACCCCGACGTTCTTGCCGATGGCAGGGTGCTGTCCGTTCTCGTCCAAGCCGTAGCACTTGGCGCAGATCCCAGTCCCGTGCTCACACCGCAGAGGCGATCTCACAATGATCTTGCCGATGCGCGCCTTGTTGTTGCGCAGGCTATCTCGAACCTCCGGCGTGATGAGAGTGCCGGCTGGGAACGTCTTCTTGCCGATCTTGACATCGACCGCCAGGTGGCGGTCGAGGATGTCCTTCTCCTCTACGGGCAGCGAGATGCCCTTCTTCGTACCACAATCGTGGACTCCGACGATGTTGTTGATCACGGAGTTCATGACCTGCTTGGTGAGATAGCCGGGCTCTTCAACCGACTGTACCTTCTGGATGACGCCCTTCCTGGCCCCGGACATCGAGGTCCAGTAGTCTCCGGTGTCCAGGCCCTCGGAGTAGGACTTCCTGACGGGCGACGGGATCACCTCACCTTTGGCATTCATGATCAACATGGGAGCCATGGTGATCTGCCTGTAGGCGTCGATGCTGGGTTTCACGCCGGCCTTCATCATGTTGAATAGGGCAGTCGGCTTCTTCGAGTGCTGGGTGTCGACGACGTGCAACATCGCTTGCGTCGCGCCGTCGTAGACCTGGACGACCTTCTTCTCCTTGTCCACCTGCTTGCCGGGCCCCTTCATGATCTCGGCGACCTTGGCATCAGCCATCCTCAAGATCTTGTCTCTCGTGACTTTGTCGGCCCGCAGATCGTCCAGTCCGAGAGAGAGCGCCTTGTTTGTGGCGAACTGGTTGCCCAGGTCCTTGAGCTTGTTCGAGACCACACCGAAGTCGTTCTTGTGCTCTTTGGCCACGACCGTCAGGAGTGCTGCCTGTCCCTTGCCATCGAGAACGAAGGTTGGATCCAGCACCTTCTTCCGAAGAGGCTCCGGCAGGACTTCAGCAATGAGAGCTCTGCCAACCGTCGTTCTGCCCTGCCCGATCTTCACCTCGTGATTGAAGTTGATCTTCCCCTGGTGCGCGGCCTGCGCGGCAGTTGCTAGGTCCTTGAAGGACTCATTGGAACGCCCGGTGACCTGTGCCAGCGTGAAGAGGCCCAGCTGGCTCTCGTGCGTGGGTCGGTACATGATCGAACCGCTGGCAGGGCTGAAGAGATTGCGCGAAGGGAGCATGTCGTACGCTTCCTTCACGGCCTGGGTGGTCAACGGGACGAACGCGCTCATGGTGTCGCCGTCGAAGTCGGCATTGTAGCCGGACGTCACCAGCGGGTGGATCTTGATGGCTTTGCCACTGATGAGCACGGGCTTGAACGCTTGCACGCCGTAGCGATGCAGCACGGGGTCGCGCTTCATCAGCAGCGGTCGGTTGTCGACCACGCGCTCGAGAGCCCTGGAAGCAAGGGGGTCGTTGTTCTTGATGGCCAGCTGCGCCTGGAGCGGCGTCATGTCTGCCAGGCCGCGCAGCTCACGCACCACGAACGGCTTGTAGATCTCCATGGCCGCCGTCCGCGGGATGCCGACCTGGTCCAGCCCGAGCTCGGGCTCTGGGATGATGGTCGAGCGCATGCTGAGGTCCTGCTTGCGCTTGATCAGTTTCTCCTGGAAGAACCCCTCCTTCGGCTTGCCCTCCTTCTCTCCCTCCTTCACGCGCTTTCCACGGATGATGTCGAGCACGCCACGGAACTTCTGGTTGAGGTGGCCGCCGAGACCGGCAAGCGACCGCATGCCGTCGTAGATGGCCGACCGTCGGTCATCCTTCATGTGGTCGGGCAGAAGTGGACTGGCCTCGTTCATCTTCTTCACGAGCAGGCCGACGCCCTTGTACATGTGGTTGAGGTCGTCCTCGTTCAGGCTTCCGTTGGGCATGACCGACACCGGGCGTAGAGCCGGTGGGATCACCGGGATGTGCTGCTGCATGTAGGCTTCATGCGGCGTCATCCCGAGGTTGCTCAGGACCGACAGATACTTGACCTTCTTGTTCGTGGCATCGAGCTTCGGACCCTTCAACGCGGGGTCAGCTAGGCGGGCCTGAGCCGCCCTCAGCTCTTTCTGCACGTCGATCTTGCCCAATAGGTGGGAGATCGCCAGGCCGCTGCGCAGGCCTTCCTCGGGCTTGACGAACGCGCCGGTCTTCGGGTGGATGGCCTTCTCACCCGACATGACGGCGTCGAAGTCCTTCTGTTTGAGCCCCGTGAGGCTGGTGATGGCCTTCTCGAAGATCGGGTTCGGCATGGGCTCGGGCAGCTTGATGTGGGCCCACTTCGTGCCGTCGACACCACCAGTCACCTTCGGGTCGAACAGGCCGTGCTCTTCCGGCTTCAGGTTCTTCCCGATCACCATCCGTCCGGGGTCCTTGATCGCGCCGTTGCTCATCTCCAGGACGTTCTTGTCCGTGAGCGGCATGAGGTTGATGGTGTTGCCCTGCTTGACGGCGTTCACTCCGATGGCTTTGAGGTAGCCCAGGAACTTGTTGTAGGCGAACGACGGTTTGGGAGGAGGAATCGGATCTCCGGCCTGGATGGCAGACCACAGTTCGTCGTTGGTCTCGGCGTTGCTCTTGTAGGTCTGCATCTCGCGGATGTTGGCTTTCGCCCCGTGCGCCAACATCGCGTACAGGCCCAGTGCGTCGATCGCTTGCGCTCCGTGGGGACCACCACCTTTCGGGATGTGGTTCACGTCGTAGGAGTAGCCGGGACCACCGGCACGTGCGACCAGCTTCTTCTCCACCTGGTGCTTGAGCTTGTGAATGTAGTGCGGCCCGACCAGAGCCTCTCCCATAGGCTTGCCGGAGGTCGGGTCGAACAGCAGCTCCTTGTCTGACAGACCGTGGGCCTTGAGGTCTTTCTGCACGCGATCAAGCCAGTCCTCGGTGCCGTCGAAGTTCTGGATCTGGTAGGGCTTGCCCGTCTTCTCGGCGATCTTGGCGGCCGCGGTCTCCAGCACCTGGCCAAGGTTGAGACGGCCGGGGATGCCGGCAGGGTTCAGCGCGATGTCGATGTGACGTCCGTCCGAAGTCTTCGGCATCTCGTGATCGGGCACGATGCGGGTGATGATGCCCTTGTTCCCATGCCGTCCGGTGATCTTGTCACCGATCTCCGCCGCCTCGTTCGTACGGACGTGGACCTCGACACGCCCACCGTGCTTGACAATGTTCGTGACAATGCCCGGATGATCGGCTTCCCACCGGATGGACGCATCGCTGTACGGCTGCACGAGCGACTTGTGCATGCGCGACAGCATCCTCGACTCGTCGTCAGTGATGTCCTTCTTCTTCAAGGCCGCAACGAGGAGGTCGCCCGGCTTGATCTCCGTTCCGGGCTTGATCACGCCGTCCTCGTCCAGCTTGTCCATGTGCCCCTTCGTGATCGTGCTTCCGAAGTAGGAGGCGAACTTCTTCCGGTCCTGCACGTGGTCCGGGCTGAGATCGAGACCCTTCCGGTACATGTGCTCGGACGTCAGTTTGCGCGAGGCGCTGTCGCTGATGACGACGCCGTCCTCGAAGTTGTACCCATGGAACGGGACGAAGCCGGCGCGCAGGTTGGTGCCCAGAGCCAGACTACCGTTGCGAGTGAAGTTGGTGTCTGCCACCACCTGGTTCTCACGCACGCGATCGCCAGGCTTCACAAGCGGCGCGCTGTGCATGAAGCTCTTCTCATCGTTGAGCGGGAAGTGTTCGTACAGCTGCATCTCATGCTTCTTGCCATCATCTCCCTGGATGTGGATGTGATCTTTGCCGACCTTCAGCACCTCGCCGGACACCGGAGCTAGATGAGAGCTGCTGCGTCCGATGAGCTCGTTCAGAGTCGCGGCCGTGGGGGGGGGAAACCGCGTGTGGGAGGGGGGGACATCCCC